ATACTTCTTCAGGGTTGCTACGATACCCCCCATTACCGCTCCTCACCCGCCGGAATGAACCGCGTGATGACGATGTTAGCCCGCAGCCGCAGGGGCTCACCATCAGTCCCCTTCAGTGTCGGGTGCTCCACCCAGGGCCGATAGCCACCATTACCATTCTCGTTCTTGGGGAAGTTCCGCATCCCCTTGACCTCGAAGCCGTCCTTGTTGACCTCCCAATCCAGGTAGGCCTTGAAGGTGCGGTTGGCAGTCTGCTCAGCCGCATTGGCCTGCTCCTGAGGATCGTTGTAGGTGCCACTCACTCCAACTGCCCGCAGGAAATCACCAAGCTGGCTCACGGTTTTGCCCGCTCGCTCGAACTGCTTGGCACTGACCTTGGCAAAGCGCAGCTTGAATCCTGCGTTGGTGGGACCAACAATTGTCGGATCAAGCGTGACCTGCAGCGCGTCAGCCTTAGACTTACCATACGCTTCACTGGGAAAACTGTCCCGAACCTGGAGTTCATATACTCCAGCCTCAGGAGTCTGGAAGCCCTTGTTATCGGCATAGTTCTCAAGATCCAGGGGCTTCACGGGTGCGAGTCCGCCGAGATGTCCGATGTCTGCCATTAGCTAACCCTCCTAGTTGTTACCGGTTACCTGCGCCAACTCTACAGCCTCTCCCCACGCCGCATCAAATTCCTCATCTGACATCCTACCGATGATTAGCGGGATCAGGAGATTAACAATCCTGGCCTCATCGGTATACTCCGCAGCCGTGGGTTCGGCCTTCCACTCCGCGAGGAACTCATCCTTTAGAATCATTTTCCCTCCAATCGTTTCTTGATTGCCTCTACCGCTTTGTCATATCCACCATCCAGGAGTTGGATAGCTTTGACAAGGCTTGCAGGTTCGATGATACTTGACGTTGGAGCTGGCGCATCAAGAGGTAGTCTCGTATTACCAAGACCAGTAGCATTACCTGCACCGGTATCAATATGGTTACCAAGATATAGAAGATGACGCTCACTCTTTCCTCCCTGAGCAGGTAGGGCATCTACCCTGAATGTGAGATTGAACCATCGGGGAACTTCAGCGGTTAGTGCCTTCCCAACCACGGCAGGACCGATAACCTTACCCCCTGCAGTGGTATCCTCATCCTTCGATGCCGAGGCTGTCCAGAGGATATACTGTCCAGGGAGCTTCTGCGACTCCCACACTTCCTCGGTGATGCGGGACTGGGCTACGCCGTAGTGGGCCATGTTACTGCCCCCTACCTTCAGGCGCTCACCATCACCAGCTACATCAAAGCTGATGTTCGCCCCACCACCAATGCTGATTCCGGCTGCAGCCTTCTGAGCCATATCTGCCATGAGCCCATCCCCAAAGGCTGTCAGGGACTCGAATGCCCACAACCCAATACCAGTATGATCCTGTACCCACTTTCCATCAACCCGTTTGTAGCCTCGAACCACCTTGTTGAGGAAGATCCAGATGGGAGTATTGAGCTGTTCAACTACCTCGATAACACCCAGATCCACATAAGGGCGAATAGGATCAACCCCACCCCGATCAGCCGTAGCAAGACGGGTTCTAAGGCCCGTAGTCTTGAATACATATTCAGCAAGCTCCCCAATCAGGGTGGACTTCCCGGCCCGGGTGCGCCCATAAAGTAATACTGTCAATTTGCGTGCCAATTCGGCCATCGTTGCTCCTTGTCAAACCCCATCCTACCAGATTATGGTCGCGGTGTCAAGCCCCAAGATGTTGTGGCCCAGCCTCCTGGAGTCGCGCCAGGGCCTCCCGCTCTTCAGGCGGGCGCTCTACTACCTGAGCTAAGGCTGGTGGCTGGGGAGGCAGGTTTCGAACCTGCGATAGGCACGGTAACAGCGTGCTGCCTTACCACTTGGCTACTCCCCACCATTACTACTTTACCTCGAACTCCTTAACCTCACTATAAAATGTCTGAATATCCTTCTCGCTCACTGAATCCAGAGTGTGGTCAGCCCGCTGGATGAATGCTTGAGTTTCATAGGCTCCCTTGGGCATGTTCGGCCAGACATCCACAATATTCTTGGTCTCAGGATAGATGAATCCACAGTGAATGGGGTTCCAATCCTCGACCTTGGAGGTTACCTGGACGCAGCCCCAGATGTTGTCTGGATTGGGGTCCACAGTCAGATTGATCGTGACCGTGGTTGTGGGCTCATGCCCAATTGAACCGGGCTCGAAGATGAACGAGCTAATACTGATGGGATCAGTGAGAACTAAACTCGCTGCAGTGATCACAAGCGCAATGAACCGGGTGAATATAGCTGTCATATTCTAACTCCTTCCAACATTGGCGACAGACAAAAAATGGGTTCTCAAAAGTGCTCATAACCGTAACAACCCGGCACCCCTTCCGGCGCTCCCCGCATTCCTCACACAGTCTCCGAGAAAACCGCTCTTGCTTCTTCGACATAAACATCCATAATCTGACAATATTTATCACTAGCTGCTAGTGGTGGGGACTTAACAAATGCATCTAGGAGCCTGTGAGCAGCAGATAAAGTTTTTACCCTTTTACATTGAACTAGGGTAGGGGTCATATGATCATACAAACAGGTCAGATCAAACTTGCCATGGCTTCCGGCTGACCGGATGACATGAAGTCCATCCGATTCATAATACTTCTTGCGCTTGTACTCAAAGTTGGCCCCGGCCCGATAGTTAACGTTTGACATAAAGTTTAGACCATCGTGGAACCTCAAAAAATTCCCCACTGGAAACAGCCCCACAGATTCGGCACCACATAACACCTATACCTGGCCAGCTCCATTTGTGAATATGCTTACGCCGGTTCGTTTTTGGCATCATTGAATTTCTCCACCATTGCTGTGGTTAGCCGCTCCAACTCAGGGCTGAGCCCTTTTGGCCTGGGCACGATTCCAGCCGCCTGCTGCTCAGCCTCAGGTTGGTGATGTGGGACCCGGTATTCGAACCCATTGTTGAGCGGATCTTGCAGGCCCCCATGGCAGATTCTACGATAAGGGCATGGTGCCCCAAACCCTGGGTTACAGGCCGAGAAATTGTGAGGAAACACTAACTCCAACACGCGATCTCGTTCTTCTGGGTCTTCTATCTCCTTCAAGGTATGCATCGCCACAAAAATCTGCTGTTCTCTATCTGCTCGTTCACGAAACCAAGTATCAACCATTTCTTCCTTCACGAAGATGGGTGGGCTGCAGGGGAACTGTTCGGTTAGGATCGTCTCCGGCATCCCTTCTACCCACGTCTTGACGCCCCCCTGGAGTTCCCATGTCGGGTAGCGTTTAAACCCTGCAGCGTAGTCATAGCGGACTTCATCCTTTGAGAAGGGCGGTGTTCCCTTGCGCTGGTAGGAATAGCAAAAAGGTGATGATTGCTTCCCATAGGATTCGTATCCCTTATACATCCCTTGAACAATAACCCCAGTAACCTTTTCTCCCCCAAGAGTTTGTTCAATAGCCCTGATGGTTGAATGAAGCTGGATGGCAGTATCCCACTGGTTGATCCAGCCTTCCTTTTTGGAGCTGGTAGATTTAAACTCAATGTACCAGATGGCCCCTTCCGTGTCAGCCACAACCAGATCAGGCTTAGACATAAACCGCAGGCCATCATGATCATAGATTAGCTCCTGCTCGATCATTATGATCCTGGGATACTGAGCCATCATTCGGGGCCACACAGCCCGGTGGAACCCCCGCAGCAACCCCTCTACCAAGGCAGCTTGCTCCCTGGCAAAGTTGAGAGTATCGACCTCACCGTTGGCAGGCTGGAGGGCCTCCAGCACCTGCTGGTGAGCGGCCTGGGCAATGTCATCAATCCCCACACTGCGGGTGGCCATCACTGCCAATCCATCATGGAGGGTTTGCCCAATGAATAGCTCCAGGCCCTTGTTGCTAGCTGTGATGCCCTTGTTATCAAGCTCATAACCCAGGTAGCGGGAACGGGGGCATTTCCAATCCTGGGCCGTGCGGGAGCGATCGTAAAGGCGGATGATGTCAGTACTCATTCCAGGCCTCAACATAATCCAGTTCTTCTAACATGGTGGATAATTTGTGGATATCAATACCATTTTCCCTGCCCCAGTAATTTGTATACACTGGTACAATCACATCAGTTATAGCCCTGAATATGCCGACCACCCCGAACTCAGAGTATACCCCACCCGTGATTAGAACAATCGTTCCTGCCTTGATGGTATCACCAGCTTCTAAGTTTGTTTTCATTTCAGAGCCTCTTCAAGCTCATCAGCAGCAATCCCTAAACCTCGGCTGAGGATTTCATCATCCTCTAGGCGCCACTTGGTGATGAGCTTCTTGAGCCGCGCTCGCAGACTGGTATGATGGAAAGGACCTTCATAGATGCTCCCATCCTCATTGTATGGGATCTCGTTGGGTCCCCAACCAAATTTCTCGTTCACCGAACCCTCCTTGTGAACCCTCATCCTACCACATGTCCGCTCCCTAGTCAACCCCCCAGATATTGTGGTCTTGACCTGAGCTTGCGGTTGTGGTATAAAGGTAGTCACCAAATTCAACCTAGCACAGCTGCCCCGCAGGGGCGGTCCAAGGCGGAGTCAATGCATTGCCTGAGATTCTAACCATCGCTCCAGAATATGCCGAAGAACAACCCAGGCCGCCCCATCTTAGCACAGTATCTCTAGAATCAACCAACCCGCTCATGCAGGAGCTGACTGGGGATACCCCGGTGGTTGAGTGGGTCCTGCCCCATTTCCTGGCTCGGGGCTCGCTGGTGGCGCTTGCAGGCATGCCGGGAGCCGGCAAGTCCTACCTCTCTTACATGGCCGGGTTTGCTCTTGCTACGGCAACCCCCCTGCTCGGTATCCAGCCGCCCCGCCCGTTCAAGGTCCTCTACTTCGACCAGGAGAACGCCCAACCCGACCGCATCCAGTATGAGCGGTGGGTCTGGAATGGCCTGGGGAAGCCCGATCTTGACCTTCTCTGTAAGAACTTCTGGTGCTGCAGTTTCATCCTGGGATCGTCGGCCTGGTATACCTCTGCCAAGGCAGCGGTTGAACACTACCGGCCCGAGGTCATCTTCATCGATACGGCCACCCCTGCCTGCAACATTCAGGACGAGAATGACAACGGCGAAGCCACCCGGGTCATCCAGAACATCAGGATGCTCCAGGCCACCCTCAGCCCCCCGGCCTCAGCGGTGGTACTCAAGCACGCCAAGCTCAAGAGTGAGGAGGCTGGAGCGGGTCATACCCTCCGGGGTGCCAAGGCCTGGGAGGGAGCGGTTGACGGGATCATCTATCACATTCGGGGGGAAGGACGGCCCCGCCGCGACGGCCTCTCCAACACCCGGCTCCAGCCAGCCAAAACCCGTGCCTTCGGCCTCCGCCAGACCATTAACATTGAACCCCGCTGGCTGGCCGACCACTCCGGCATTGCCCTGGAACGCATTCAGGTTGATGGGGAGGTTGAGATCCAGCCCTAGAATGCCCCCAGGAGGCTATTAGCGGGCCTATGCCAGGTCAATTAACCCAATGGTTATACATGCTATGCCTATCAGACATAGAGTCCATGGTAGGCCTACTAACAGACCTAATCCGACAGCAAAGCTACCGACCCCGACAAGTATGAGCCCCACCCCTAGTTTATCTTCCATCTCCCACCCCCAAAAAACTACACACGGTGATTTTGCGTCGTAGTTTTCGACAATTCCACAACCCCAATCCAGTCAACAACTTAACCCCGAAATCCATTCGTCCAAATAACTACCCCCCCTTATAAGAGGGGTTATTTGGATTGGCTAGTTTCAGAAATCCCCCTTTGCCACCTGCCAGCACTGCAGGCCCAGTCCCCTCCACATCTCCACCACCTGGTTCCGGTCATCCAGAACGAAGTCCACATTGTACTTGCCCCGGATGTGGGCATCGAACAGCTCCCGCTTGACAGTGGCGTCCTTCCGGGTGTCCCCAGTGCCCCGCATATAGAGCGGCCCAGGTGGGATGTGGTTCTTCATGAAGAAGGTCTCGGTTTGGGGTCTGAACTGGTCCTCCCGCCCACTCACGTAGATGATCTGATAGTTCATGAACCGGTAGAACACTTCGAGTACCCTGCGGACATGGAGATTGCAGTCATCCTCATCGGCCTTGCCTGCATCATAGGGACCCCGGTGGCCCTTCTTCTCAAACAGGCTGAGAGTACCATCCAAGTCACAGATGATGGCGGGCATCAGGGACTCGTCCGGAACGACTGGTTCAACCTTCATGTCCGGCTTGGGGGCGCTCAGCGGCCAGTGGTCATAGTCGGGGGCGATGAACTGGTTGAACATCTGGCGAATAGCTTCCTCAGGGATTCGAGCGTTTCCCTCTCTTGATGCATTCCGATCAAGACACGTCTGGAGTGGAGTATCGAATCGTCTAATAGAGAAATCCGCTTCTCCAGCTCTTGCAAGCTGATCCAGCCTAACCTCGTGCTTTCTCCCGAAATTACAGTCGTCGCTGATAACCGAGTGGCCTTCGAGGAGCGCAAACTCGATTTGCCGATCCCGCTCCTGGATGACATCCTTCTCGTTTTCCCGTGACCAGACCCACCCCTTCTGTTTGAGTGCCGTCCTGATGTCATCTTTGTTTACCCTCACAAATCCTGCCTGTTCCCGAGCCCAGGTCGATTTCCCCGACCCTGGGAGCCCCATCAGCATGATTAGTTGCTTATGAGTCTTCATGGTCAGTCCTTCAACTGGATAATTGGACAGAACTTCCCCTTGATGGCAGCCAGACCCTCCAGCACCATTGGGGAGAGCAGTTGCTTTCGGCGGTCATAGATGTAGACCCCAATTACAATGCCTCCACCGATGAGCAAGGCGAGTCCAAAGACAATGGTAGTAATTATTGGTTGTATGAAGATGAATCCAATGAGTATGACTATAATAGCAACACAAAGTCCATATAAGACTGTAGCCCCTGCCAACCTCCAGAACAGGCTACACAGAGTCATTGACTTTATCCGGTAGTCAGGCTCAGCTATTGCTCCTTCCAGATACCGATACATCAGGCTCCGTTTGCTTAGTTCCATTTTTACACTCCTCACACACCTTCCCCATCGGGGAACGCACCCACTGTTTGCAGCGTGGACATTTCCACTTCGGCTGCCTTTCGGACCATGACTCTGATTTCTTCAAGGGTCACCGGATGATAGTTGGTCTGCTCCACGCAGATGTTGATGTACGGCACCGCCCGTGGCACCATTTTCTTCTCCGGTCCACCCACGAACTTCCTGTGGTAGATGACCACCGGAGGCGGCGACGGGTTCTGGTGAATGTGCCCATGAACACATGCAGTCGAGGTCCCCAGGTTGGTCGGGTGACATGGGACATGCATGAACCATATGTCATTAAACCGCTGCATGGCCATGACCTTCTCAAAAAATTTGAGGTAGATCCCAGCTTTGTAGTGATCATGATTGCCCATGATCAGCCGTTTGTGCCCGTTTAGGCGCTTGACGATGGCGAGTCCGTCCCCCCTCCCATCCCTTGCCATTGTGATATCTCCCAGGTGGTAGATGTGGTCCGACGGCTTCACCCGGAGGTTCCACTGTTCGACCAGACATTCATCCATCTCCCTCGCGTCCTTGAAGGGACGTCCGCAGTAGCGGATGATGTTCTCATGGCCGAAGTGGGTATCGCTCGTAAACCAGATTTCCATTAACGGTAGTGGCAGTGATCGTGCCAGCCCTCTTTGTATGTAGGATTATTAAGCATCAGCACCTGATGCAGGAAACAGTCCATACAGTACCGGTTGACCTGATCAGTGCGGCTCCAGTTGTGCCAACCGAACCAACATAGAACTCTCATAGAACAATCTCCGTTGCCGAATGGACCAACCAATAGCTCTCATCCACCACAGCTACGTTGTAGATGGTTGTATCATCATTCAGCTTGTAGATGCCATGCCCATCATGGATATGCCCACACACCACTGCCTTTGGTTGAATCCGCTTGATGGTTTCCAACAGCTCCTTAGACCCAACGTGGGGATCCTCTCCCCCTCGCCGCATGAATGGTGCTAGCAGATCCCCATACCCATAGGGCGGTTGGTGGCTCACGATGATGTCAGTCCCATAGGGGATCTGTTTGTAATACTCCCCAAGCTCCTCCGGCTGCTTCATCCAGTTCCACCTGCAGAACTCGTTGGACCAGGGGCTGAACCAGAGCTTGAGCAGGTTGTGTTCAATCGGGCCATCACAGAACCCTTTAATTGGGCTGGCGTAGTCATGGTTGCCCCAACAGGCATACCAGGCCTTCATAGGCTGTCGCTTAATCCATGCAAACCAATTGACCATCCAGAGGTCCTGTCGCTGTCGCTCGGCACCAGGGTTTCTTGGCCCATGCCAGCTCGGTGCTACGTCCCCTGCCACGATCAACAGGTCACACTCAGGGATATCCGGCCCCAGATGTCCGTGCTGGTCGCTGATTGCATAGATTTTCACTTACCCCTCATGTTAATGCAATGATGAAACCAACTGTGTAGCCGATTGCCCAGACCACCCAGACCTTCCATAATGGCTGACCCCTCAGGACGTAGCATATAGCACCATATCCCCCAATGGCCAGGATAACCTGTAGAATTGTTGTCATTTACCCCTCCCCACCGTTCGAATCCACACCGTCACCACCAGCAACAACAACAATCCCAGTGCTTTCATCCACACCCTCCCGTTCGAACTGCTGCCTCAACAGTTCATTCTTATACCATTCTGCGAGCCCACGCGTTGATGCGCGGCTAATGCGTGGTTGTGCCCACTTCCACAGGAAACGCTGGATATCCTCCTTCTCCTCCTGCCCGAGGTCCTTCTGAACCTCAATGATGAGCTTACTGATGTCTCGAACCGAATCCTCCAGTTTCCCAGCCTCTTTCAGGTGCTGGACGGCCTTGAGCCACCTTCCGGGATGGCAATACCGCTTGCCGAGCTGAACGAGGATGTCCCCACTGCCCGGGTTGGATTCCTTCCAACTACCAGTATGAGCTTCCTTGAAAGCCTCGCTGACGAATTTGCCCATGAGTGCCTTGTGGTCCTGCCCATAGAGGAAGTCCGGCCCAACTTGCTTGATAACGACACCCTCAATCTTCTGCCCACCAAGTAGGCTGGGAGTGTCCAGGAATCGCCGAAGCTCATCGGGCGATTTGACATACCCCTCAAAAAGGCTAGGGACAACTTCCAGGCCAATGCGGGTTGCCTCGGCTGCCTTCTCCGCATAAGTCAGGTATTCCTCCTCCCCAGTGTTGATATCAAAGATGATGATATGACCGTTGGGGATGCGGTCATAAGCTAGGGTATTGTGTTTGGGCACCCTGAGATACTCACCACGATAGGTCCAGCCAGGATGCAGCAGATGCAGGCGCTCCTTGACTGAGACCACGGCGAGGTTGAACATCTTCTCCGGGGCATCGGGCTCCATCACTGCGCCCTTGGAACGGACCTTGAGAAATAACCCAAGTTCTAGATCATGTGGGGAAACCACAGGAGTCTCATCCCCAAAGATCCCAAAACTGAACTGGCTCCCGTCAATTTTCTCTTCGATCCTCACTGGTACATCGAAGAGAGCCCGGACAGCCAGGTGCCCAAGGTTGTAGATGCTTGGATAGCTATGCCAACTGCTCATTGGTAATTCTCCACAGTCATCCCACTTCCACCCTCGGAGAGGTTGTCAATCTTCTCCAGCACTTCCTCGTGCTGCTCTTCAAGCTGAGTCTTGAGCCCCTCAACCTGTTCAGTCAAGGTCACGATCTGTTTAGCCATCAGATCCATGGTCTCCCTGAAGCTGAGAAATACTTCGCTGCCGTCACTCATGTTCTGCCTCCATCGCCCCACTGACTCCTTGCAGTGGTTTCCGTCCAGGTTCATCCGCTCAACGTATACCACGTTTCACCCACTCTGAATGGTTAGCCAGCCATGTTGCTGGTAATCCTGTAACCTCAATACATATGCCCTTTGGTACGGACCTGCCAAGCGCATACGTACAAAACCGTCGATGAAAACAGCCTATCACACTTCCGCCAAGGTGGCAAGTGCTGGTGAAGGTATGAATTTTTCTCTTGCCAGACTTCTCTTCAATAAGATGCCAGTCAAGGCCTTCTACATAAACTACAGCTTTTGCAGGAACTTCAACCGGCATCCTGATGCTCGACTTAAAGGCCCTCGGCCGCCTGACAGCCGTCCTGATCTCAATGTAGTCCTTCAGGCCAATGGCCCAGACCTTCACCGCGGGCGGCATCAGACACCTTCAATCAACAGACAATGGGTCTTGTTGTCATATCGCAAGGTGACGTGATTTGATGACACGCCATCTTCAGTATTAGCCTTGATGACAGCATTAGAGGCCTCGGGATGCACGATAATAATAGCCCTCAGCTCCTTGATCAGCTCCCCGACTGTGAACGCTCCACCACGGATCATGATTTTTGCTTCTCCTTTAACTGCATGACAACTGCAGCGGCAGCATGTTTCACAGTAGCGTCCATCTCTGGGGCCGTCACAGCAGATGATACACTCTCTACCACATTTGCTGCAGCATTCCATTTTTACTCCCTATCCGTCAGGATGACCCCACCGGGCCTGATAACTTGCTGGGTCGGAATCTCAATGCCCAGTGTCTTGACCCGATAGCACACTTCCCAGTGTGCTTTCATGTCCTTGGCGTTAACGAGCAGGACCCTGCTACAGGACCGGCACTGCCGGTTCTTGACCTCTTTTGACAGCCTTCCCACGACGTTTCTCCTTATCCCACCATGCTTTGAGGGCTCTCTCATCAGGTGCCCACATATACACAGTGATCATATGACCCGGGTGGTTTCCACGGTTGCTGCGGGGCTCGGTTTGCCACACCTTACCAAGATTGTGCAGCTTGATGTAGTTGACCAGTTCTTCACCGTAGCGGCCCTTGCGGCGCGGCCCACGTTCCCGTGCTCTGTGTTTACTAACAGCCGCAAAGTAGTAGAAGGCTGAGGGCTTGCGATAAGCTTGGTTTCTGGGGCTGGGAATATATGGCGACCTGTAGGGCTCCAAGATGGTCTTACAGATGTCCCTGAGCGTCTGCGGGGCACTCCTTTCATGCCCAATATAGGCCAGCTCACCCACGGCGCAGCAGTGAGTGTTATGAATGTCCATTGGCTACCATTCTTGTACTTGTACATGCGTCATCCTGACATTCTGGACAGGCTGATGCATCTTTGGTTTGACCGCTGCCTCTCGTTTCAACCGCTCAGCGAGTTTCTTAGCCCGATATTCCTTGCGCCCATCGCACCACACCTTGTGGCTATCCGGCCTCTTTTTGACCCACCATCTGATCACAGCAATCGGGTCAGGTGTCCAGACCCAGATGATGGCATCACGATTGGGATGGTACATCCGATTCTTGGTAGGCTTGCTCTTGATGTAGGTGCCCATCTTCAACACATCACAGGCATACTCAATGGCTTCCCCACCCCGATAATAGCCCCCCTGCTTACAGGTGCCAGCATAGAGGAGATGGATTGGAACCCGGATGGGCTTGGCATTCTTGTCCCAGCCTTTCTGGTGTGACTCCCCGTAGCCGCTCTTAGGATTCTCCATGGCCTTGAGGATCTCCAACAGATAACCCTCAGGAGTATTAGGAGATCTACAGTGTTGGTAGTAGCTGTAGTATCCGTCCTCCACATTGTGTAGAAAGCTTAATGTGTCCATCCCACAGCCATTACCGCTCGCTATAATCCTCGCCATCATTCCTCCACTGCACCAAGATGTCCATCAGGCATCATCACCCGGCGCTCCACCTTCCCATTAACCTCCAGCACAATGATGTGCTTCCCAGTGGTCAGTTTGTACTCGTCAAGGACCTTCGTGTCCTTAGTTTCCCTCGAACATGGGCCAGCAGCCGTGTAGACCACCTTCCCACGCCATGTCCTCACCGGGATCAGTGGTTTCTCTGGAGGGTCCTCGGTACCACTCGTCAAGAGTAAAGGGAGTGGCTTGCTTACAGCTGCCTTCCTTCTAGCCACAAGGCATGGGTCGCACATGCAATAATCCCGGTGCTCTGTGACGGGCTCAGCCTTTGTGGCAGCATCAATCTCTGCCAACTGAGCTGCAGCACGGGCCTTACGGGCTTCAAAAGCTTCAGCCCGCTCCCGCATTTCCTGTTCAAGTCCTCTCAAGTCCATCGACCCACTCCTGAATAGCCTCAGCATAGTTATATGCTGTGCTACCCTCATCAAGTGCCGGAGCCCGATTGACTTCCAGCACAATCAAACTCCCATCCTGCCGTTCCCCGATATCGACAGCACCGAAGTCCAACTCCAGTGCCTTGCAGGCATCTCGGGCCAGCTGTCGCTGTCGTGGTTGAACACCATCATACAGCATATCCCACCCAGCATCGTAGCTGCGAATCCACTTGTGAGGGTTCCTGAAGTCATCCCGCTGAACCTTGCGGCCCGCTCGAATGCTCAGCCCCTGGAACATGTGAACCCGATACTCTCTCACCAGGGGTTCCCACTTGGCAAAGTAGTGAGGATCTTCAGTGCCCTCGATCAGGTCAGCCCCGGCACTGTGATCACTCTCCCGAGGCAACCATTTCTGGTCATCATCCGGCCTGTGACGCCTGACCTGGATAGTCGGGATGTCCTTTGCCTGCAATAACTTAGCGTCGTTGAACTTCTCCCGGATAGGGGACTTCCCATTCAGCACGGCAAACTTCTTGCTGCTGAACTGCTCACCCCAGCAGATTAGGGCATTCTTCTCACCCTTCGGGATGGTGAACCGATCGGTACCAATGAGTCCAGCATCTCTCAGCCGGATGCCCTTGAGAACCTTTGCCAGCCTGTGAGCACTGGCCGAAGCATGTCGGCGGTAGACCCAGATCATGTTAGTGCTCCAGATAATGCATTGAGCGCCGCGGCCAAGAAGGACAGGACAGCAGGTATCAACCATAGCTTGTTGTAGCTTGCGAGGTAGACTTGGAGTGATCCAGTAGCTAACCAGAGGACTCCTCCCACATACCACATGATTTTCATGTTAGAACCCGTTCTCCTCTCCATCCACATCATTGAGGAAGACATAGATGTCCTGAGACAGCTCCCCAAGCTCCGCATTGGTTTTCTTATCGAAGTCCCAATCGCTCAGTCGATCAATCAGCTCACCGGCCCGTTGAAGCATGTCAAGGGCCTCAGCAAACTGACAGTCGTATTTGAAGTCATCCTCGGTTGCTTCTAGACTCACCACCTCACCGTCGAGGACGACCGGCCGCTTCTCCTTCAGTTTGGCAGCTTCGGCATTCAGCTCATCTAGGGTCATCGTTGTCCCCCTCGTCGATATCCTCATCAAGTAACGGTACAAGTGGTAGTGGAGCAGCACGGTTTACTTGTGGCCTATCTCTGCGCCGACCAACTACGAAGTCTCCTTGTCCAAAGGGGTTGATGGCAGCCGGACGCACCACAGCACGGAACCGAACAACCCCAGGAGCTTCCAGAGCCAGAGCAGGTCCTGGTTCATTCAATTGTGGCTCCTGGACAACTTGGTCATTCACCTTTAGCTTCGGGTTGCTGCACTCCTCACACTTAAGCATCTGTGCCTTCAGCCCACTGCTTCTAAAGCCGATCTTGTGCTTCCCATACAGGCACGATACAGAGGTGGGCACTGTGCAGTGAGCACATACCACCCTGAGCCCACCAGTGTCACTCTTAGTAATGGTACACATCTCACCAATCTGGAATGTGCTGCCACAACTCGGACAGTGGAACTCCTGCTCATTCATGACTTCCCGCAGCTTGTTCAGCTCCTCGGGGAGCAGCAGCGCCCTTCGCAGAGCCTTCAGTTTCCTCATCGAGGTCATGTTGTCAATCCAAGGGAGCTGGAGCTGTGTTACGACGAGATCGATGATGTCTTGGTCCGCCCTCTGCCCATATGACACCTTGTCAATGAGCTTGATCAGCTCCCCAAAGCTGCGGGGTAGGATATCTGTTTCCATATTTTTCATGTCTTCAGAGCTGTAAATACCTCTTACTGCCCGCAGCCAGAGGTCATCAAGGGTATCAGCCCCTACTCGATCCGACATGTTACGGAGCATCATCCACAATGCCCTCACTAAGTGCTTATAGAGCCGAACCATTACATCCTCCCTACAATGATAATGCCCTGGCGGGCAGCTTCAAGTCGCCGCTCCCGCTCAAGCTCTTCATCGGTCTGAACTGCCCGGTTCCCCTTATACCTGCTGGGGTTCTTGCTGCGAACCCACTCCATTAGGTTCCTGACCGTACTGGAGTGACCGTTGTCCCTTAGTGCTTCACCAACACTGGCGGAACCTCCGAGGTCAACTCCTCTGCCAGCTTGGCGATCCTTGCCCGATGAGCCGCTGCTTCTGCTGCTTCCTGTTTCAGTGCCGTCTTGAACTCCTGATCCACCTGCTTGCCCATCTCCCTCCGAAGCTGCTTCCATTTGTTGTTCGATACCATTTCTTTCGAGATCTTCCCCTCCCGAAACATCTTGACGGCCTGGTCGAAAGGGACGATGGCACCAGTACCACCGGACTGGCTCCTTAGCTCAACGACCCGGCGCCCATCGCGACTTTCTCTTAGATGTTTGGGACAGAACCCGCTCGCATCCAGATCCTTCTTAGCGGTGCAGGAGCCATAGCGGCACATACCAGCCGCATAGCCTCTGAGGGTCGTGACATGGCCCCGCTTGGGCTCGTCCGTTTTACCCGCAGTAGAGTGACCACTCTTCTCCCCATCGAGGATTGTCACATCCTTTGTAGTCCTCTGCCACCGCTGGACGAAAAAATTGTTACTGCACCAGATGTCGTTCACCAGTGACCACCCAGTGCCCGCCACGATCTCGTAGGAGTCCGGTGAGAAAGCGATGCACTTCTCCCCGATGAACTCCAAGATGCCCAGGCCATACTGGGCAGCCATCCAGGCCATTGCTCTGGAATCACTCCACCGGCCCGCTGGGATTTTCTTCCCCTGTCCCCGGTAGGTTGCCTCCAACAGGGACTTGTCCCAATTGGCCCAGTGACCGTTGTGGAACAAGACGTATCCCTTGGTGTAACCTTCCTCCCGAAGGGGTACATCTACCTCGACAGGAAATGGGTGACAGAGCCCAGCCTTGACCCCACCTACTGATGCCACCCTGAAGTGGGCAATGTAGGGCAATGGGGTGTCGGCACAAAGTTCCTGTGCCTCCTCCAACTTGAACAGGCCCTTCTTCCACCGAACGACTTTCTCCTTGCCTTCCCCATCACGGTAGGCAATACCAAAACCTTCAGGGTTCTGGTGGTAAGCATCTGCCACCATCAAAGATGTTGGCCGCTGCTTCTCAGCGATCATAATGACACACAAACCTCACCTCCTAGTCTACGTACTTTTCCCACAACTCCACGATTGCAGCGTGCGACTCGATGATTTCTACTTTATCCCGCTTCTCCTTCTTCCCCGCCAGCTTGAACAGCGATGCGTTCGTGATGTCCATTACCCGCTGCACTGCCCTGATGGAGCGGTTAGCCGACTCGAACATTGGCAGAAACCGACACTCGATGGTTTCGTGCATCTGGAATGGATAGGCCACCCCAGTATAGCGATTCCCCGGTTTGGCCCGATCGTAGTCCTTGTGACCACTTTTTGCAGCCTGTTGATCAGGCCAGAAATTATGAGTGCAGTACTCATTGCCTCCAGGCTCAAGCCTGGCAAATAGGGGATGATCCTTGGGCAACTCCTCCTCACCGCCCCAGGCCTTCAGATACTTGACAACCGTGCCTTGGAACTCCTTGGTCATCAACTGAGAGTAGAACCGTAGCGACAGGAAGCTCATGTGGACATGCAGCCCGCAGGAGGCATTGACCTCATCCGGGTAGCTCTGTTTGATCCACTCAGCCACCTTGTCGGGTGGTAGGGGTGTGCTCACCAGCTCACCAACACCCTCAGCCTCAGTCATGAACTGAGGAAACACTGCAGCACTCTCATACCGCCGCACAGCCGCCTGGTAGTGCTGCCTTGTCGGATAATCGTGAGGATTGGGCTTGGCTGGAGGCTTCACGAACTTTACACTACCATCATGCTCAAGCCGTGTGCCAGCCGGCAGCTTCTTCCATCTCCCTTCAAGCTCAATCCCCACCCTGTACAAGTGATTCTTGAGCCGCTGTTTGAGCAGGTTGTCAAGGTCTAGGGCGTCCACACTACCTCCCGAAGATATTACTGAGCTGGTGTTGACCGACCGCCGGGAAGATCTCCTGTGTTGAGATGCTGATCGGCAAGTCAACCGGGCGAATGAGATCTCGATAGAACTTCGTCCCCGCTTTGCCCAGTGCATCCCGCATCTGTCGCAACCCATCCAGGCTCGAAACCTGCCGGATGGTAAATGTGACCCCCGCCCCCTCACTGATACCCACCAGTCGCAGGAAGCTGAGATTGATGGCACCCGACTCTGGATCAAAGAGTGGCTGGCCGATGGCATCGAGCCTGTAGCCTAGTGGCTCATTTACCAGGGTCCTGCTGTACTCCTCCGCCAGGTTGTAGAACTGCAGGGGCTTAGCATCCTCAGCAGTCCGCCAGTGACGCCCTACCATCTTGACGTTCACGATCTGTCCATCACTGATGGTGCGAGCAAACTCCTCGACTTCCGGGGAGACTTTGACAGATAGCTGTATCCCCTTGAACGTCCGATACAGCCCTATCTGGATGCGCTTCACTGCACCCTTCTCGATGACTGCCTCAACTGGTCCCTGCATGATTCCCAATCTCCTCCACAGTGCTTTCTGTGCATTAGTTGGGTAGAACATTGCCGTCGACGAGCCGATCTTCCGCCGCTGCGATCTGAGCGTCCTCTGCCCGCATTGCCACGAGTTCCTTCAGGAACTTGGCTTCCTCCTGATAGCGCCACCGTGCGATGCCGTAGGTGATGGCGATCCCGAACAACCGGTCGGTGGCGAGTGCTGCAAAGATTGCTATTGAAAGATACACGTAGACTGAACTCATCGGTCCTCCTATGGATGGTGGTTAACATTTCACAGGGTTGGACCATCAGCCGGTTCCCTGTGCAACTCCGTGATGTCGTAAGCCCCGTACTCCTCCTGTTTGGCCCACAGGGCCGGGATATCCTCAGCAAGGAACCTTTCGGCGCCGATCCAATGAGTCCTTCCCCAGAAGTATCCCCCACCGCGTGCTTCAATAACACCTCGCTCCCGAAGACGCTCACTATGGAATACATGGCTGCGTTTGTACCAGTGGCTCACCGGATCTTCTGGGAACCAGTGCTCTAACCCGTGCTTCTCAACCTTCTCTAGGAAGTATTCGAAGGCATCCAGGGAGCCCACATCAATACCAAAGAAGCCGGCTGCTCCATATGCCTCAGTCCGCTTCGCCACAAACTCCCTGAAGATCTTGTAGGTCATCTTGGCAAGGTGGATGTTGTTGGTATTAATGGCCCGCTCGACCAGCTCAAGATCAACAGCCGTAAGCAGTTCCTTCTCCAAGTCCAGCTTGGTTTCCAGGGTGGTCTGTAAGATGCCCACACTCATCCGGGCCAGTCCCATTACCAGCGAGAACAACTGATAACTACGGAGCCAGAAGTTGCTCAGCGTCCGATATTCCAGCCCATATTTAGGAAGCCTGAACTCTCCAGCCCGCCCGTAGACTTCCCGGCGCCGTGCTGCCAGTGGATTGCGATCCAACAGCACACAGGTGTTGCCCAGAACCACATCGAGGATCGGCACCAGCCTGGGCCGATGGTCATGGGGTGTGACACCGGGATTGAAAATAGAGTTGGTAAACCCTAAATGGATATGTCCGGCGGCCGATCTCATGTTCCTAGCCACCTTAACATCCACTGCAGCCTTCGGCTTGTAGATGTTGAAGCTCGGCTGGCAGCCAAGCTCTCTGGCCCTCGGTGACAGTGACTCCAGCTCAGCCAGGGGCACATGGACCACGCCCTCGAAGTTGAGCGAGACACCATCAAATAGCTCCAGACGTTCTACCAGCGCAGCAAAGGTGTCGGCGATCACAGACCCTAGAACCTCGCGGCAGTAGCTGGCTGGGGGATTCAGTTCGAGCTGGACTCCATCTATTACCACGTAGTTCAGATAGTCAGACTCCTCGCAGCTCTTCTGCATCCCATCCAGAACCCGCTCTGAACCGATGATCTGACCACCCTTCTCAAAGAACATCTCCGGGTCGCAGCCCAGATACAGCTCTTTACTGCTCGGGCAGATGATCAAGCCCGGTTTCTTGACTTTGTCAATAGCCATCTCCAACAACCTCCTAAAACGGTCCGTATGCTCTACGTCTTGGTCTGATGCTCACACCCGGCTTGCTGGCCGGATTGGTCCTTGGTGCTGACGGCACGCTCCTGCACCGTGGCCTGGTGCGATACTTCAGCTTCAACACCTTGCGATCGATGTGGGTGTGCTCCATCTGGCCCGGTGGCCACATGTTCCCCAGACATTTGCCACAGCGAGAGTAGACGTTAGCCACCTATGACCTCGCCCTCATCCGCTTGTTGATGACTCTCTGGCTCAGACGCTTGCCAGTGTTGTGACGCTTCGAAGCCTGCCTGGCAGCCCACCCATGACCGAAGTCAGGTGTGCCGATGTGCTTCAGCTCTTTGCGGATGCGGCGTTCTCGGCGTCTCATTTCTTGGGCCTTGCCACCAGGACCCTGGCCCCAGTGTTGTCAATCTCGAAGCTCCAGTTGTAACTGGAGCTCAGCCAGATGCTGCGGTGATAATACAACTCATTACCGCAAGGTCTGATTTGTGCCATGATTGTTCCATCCACGGAACGGATGAAACGATCATCAGCTACGAACTCCACCCGGTCATTCTTGGGCTTGAAGGACTCCGGGAACAGAGTTTGCAGAATCACCCTTGCGTCCGGGCACGATCTTGCAGCCTCCTGCACCCGGCTTTCGGTCACGGTCAAAGTTTTGTCACCCACGGGCTTCTCCTTGTTGGGTCTGCAAATGTATCTGGTGCCGCCCTCGTCATGAACTACATCCCAGTCGCCAGTCCACCACCCATTACTATCAAGGACACGAATGTATCTACGATTGGGTATTATTCGACCCCCTTGTTCCTCATCCACCACGCGATTGCTTCCAATTGCTCAGCAGTGAAGTACCCATCCAAACAAGCTGTAAGCTGGAGCATGGGGACCCATTCAAGGTATTCATCGTAGTGTTGTAGACTGTTATCTGCTTGTACTCGATCCCCGAGGACCTTTCTAGCCCATTGCTCCTTATCTTTGGGTTGCATCGTCTTATCTCACCACATGTTGCAGCTGATACACATTGTTGACAGTTGCAGCACTATGTGCAATCGTAGCCCCCACCAACAAGATCACGGCCATCTTGCGGTTGTGTTTGTAGAGCCTTTTGAAGGCCCAAATGCCAGCGGTGATCTCGCCTGCCTCGATGCCATCAACCACCCAGGGATTCTGGGTAGGAAGCACTACCTCACAGCAGCCATACTTGGCCAGGCCATAATGGGTGGTGCCAGCGTCGGCACTCATGGCTGCGATGAAACCTGCGAGAAGCCAGTTGGCCATTAGCTTACTTCTACCTCCGGTTGTTCATGGCTGCACAAGCCCCTTTGCAATCACATGAGCACTGACTACCTTTACTACCTCACTCGCATCGTCGATGAGCGTAGCAGTAATATAGTAATCCCCAACCGGTATGGTCTTGTACCAGATCTCAATAGTTGGGGGCTGATGCTGAGTCTCGAACATGGTGTGGCGCTCGAAGTCCTCAGACCACAGATCCAGGCTCACCATTCGATTGTGCTCATTAGGTTCCACATGCAGCACAGTCTTGATAGAACACGGCTGCAGGCAGATGCTTGGGGCAACCTTCAAGGTGATTGGAGGATTAGGCTTCGATATCGAAGCCTGGGTCGATAGGATCAGCACCAAGCCCGATATCAGGCAGGACTCCCGCATCATCTACTCCCTCTTCCAACAGCTCAGTCAGAATCTGACCGGCGTGTGCCAAGGCCGCTGAGCACAGGGGCGCCTTTTTCAGTCCTGTGCGAACCGATAGCACAACCTCCAGCGCTTCCTTGATCTGTTCTGCTTCCTGATGTGTCACTGAAAACCTCCTTTCCCGGCAGCGTCGGTCTGCCAGAGAGCACATAATACTTGTTACCGAAGCCCTGGCGCAGCTCGAAGTTGAGGTGATAGGCCCAGCCCATACTTCCAACTCCGCTGGGACCAGCCAGCATGATCTCCATGTCCTGGGGGACCTTCAGCAGAGCTTCAACAACATCTTTGACTGTGATCATCGTCCCTGCTCCCTCTCGTAGACATGCTCGAAGCCTATCACAGCATCGATAGGCAGATCTTGCCTGATGGCGTAGACGATCTTCTCCCGGTTTGCAGCCAGGAAATCCCCGATATAGCTGTTACCCTTGTGACGGGCTATCAGCCGGTCAAGGAGCTTGATCTCGAAGTCCTTGGTCATCTGATCCAGCAGCCTTCCTGCCACTTCCATCTAGCCGAGACACAGGACTGCAATGATACAGGGTAACCCGTTTTTCCCTCCGTAATCCTCCCACAACCCACCAACACAAACACGGCCTTGCACTTCTTGGTGGCTCTAATCCTCTGACAGAGAAGATCCATTTTTTCGATGTTACAAATCGGCCAGTAGGCATAGATCACATCATAGGGACTGTAGTCTACTTTCAGGGCATCCTGGCAGAACACCTTGCCATGCAGGCCAGCCCAGATTGCCGTCATTGGTGTATGCTCTATACCAAATACTTCAACCTTGGGCCATTTCTGTTTGACCAGAGCCAGCTTGTCGCCGCCGCCACAGCCCACATCAATGAAGGTCTTTGCTCTCTTCATGTGAGGCTTGATGATCTTTAGGAAGGATTCACTGTCATAGCAAATATACGGGAACTCCTGTCTACTGGACAGGCAGTGTTCATCAGAATCCACCAACATTTTGAAGAACCAGTCCGGTTCGGCCTTGATCTTGGACATGAAGTCAAGGTTCACTGGAACAACCTCATCAGGATTGACCGCCAGCCCGGTGCCTGAACAGCTCCGGCCTGCACTGCAGGTGGAGCAGCAGTGTCAAGTTTGGCTTGATCTTGACCTTTGGCTTTGCGGCCATTGTACTCCCAGCAGAACTCATCAATGTGGCAAATGAAACTAGTCAGATGCCAGCGATAGAACTGGACAGGCCGGTTCAGCAGGATCTTTCCGCTGCTGTCTTTCACTGTGAGGGTTACAACCACCGCGTTCCTCCTTCAAAGCCTCACGGGCCGCCATCCTGGCATATAGGTATGCTGCAGTGGCGTTGCCCATCTTGAGGCTGATGATTGAAGCATGAGCAAGCTTGGCGATGCCGATGGGTTTCATAGTTATCACCTTGGGGCAGCAGTCGGGGGGCTGGAGAGGCCATACGGGTAGGGAGATGAATACCTTCCCGTGTTTCCCATCGACTGCTGCCCGAAAGCGACAACCTTAGCAACTGGGCAGAATAGACTTCTTAGTGGATTTTCGAGTCCAGCGGGAGTCCAGCTGACCATCAGCAGCATAGATCTCCACCACCGTGGACTTGTCTCGATGTTGATCCAGCAGCCCAAAGAATGCAACTTCCTGTTCAGGGGATAGCTCCTCCCCCTTCTCCGGTCCAGAGATGGCACCGAGAATGGTTCCACATTCCAATTTCAGGATTAGAGTTCGCATGATCATGCACCTCATAGTCCCTTGATGATCTCCTGGATGTCTTTGAAGGTTGTCAATCCTTCCAGAAAGACAGGCCTACACGATCTAGCTGATGATAGATGCCCACTCCATCGGGGTTGTCATCCTCAAACATCCTATGCTCGATGTTCACTGGCAGCCCGGCCAAAGCAGGGTCTTTGACTATGGCCATCATAAGCTCGTGCACAAGCCGAGCTAGTGTCAGACTACCAGGACCTGGCGGTAGGATCCGCTTTCTGGCCATGGGTTCTCCCAAAAACGGGCAGGCCAGCTCATGAAATGCACATGGGCCAGCCTGCAAGACAAAGTGGGGTAGCGGTAGTTACCTCAGTTTGTCCCAGATGTAAAGTGGATATGCTTCCCGTTGCGGATGAAATAGATCGGGGCCTTTTTCCCCTCATGCAACAGAAGCACACCCACAAACTTGTTATCGCCGGTGTTCAGGATCTTGGGGTCCACAGGATCACCACTCATTGGTTAGATCAATCAGACGATCCGCCAGCTCCCTAGTTACCGGGTGCAGCCTGTTACCGCGTATCAGTACCCTCAAGCACTCTGCTACTACCACAGCTTCTTTATCAGTCATCTCAATGATGACTTTGGTGGCGGGACGAGGGGGTTCTTTAACCGAGATCTTCATGACCTACTCACCAAATAAGGTCCAGACAACCATGAACCCAAAGACTGCAGTAACCACGATCATAAGGCCGATCGCGGCACCGAATAGTGCAGCTACAGCACCATCTAGCCCTGTGACGCAGTTGTTCACCTGCATATTACCCTGCAACCTTCACCCATTTCTGAGCCGACCAGTAAGGCCCGAAAACTCCTTGCCAGCACAGGTTGCCACCATAATCGCCATTGGAGTCATTCCGGTAATCGATGATGCAGTGGCCCTTGGCAGTCACGATCTTGAAGCCATAGTACTCCATAACATCATGGCCAGGCTGCTCACCAAGATCTGGCATGGCGATGTCAACAGCTTCCAGGACAGGAGATCCGATCGCCGCTTCTGGATTCTCAAAGTTCTCCACCCAGCTGATGGAGCAGCAGTCTCCTTCAACCAGCACGATTAATGTAGGATTTACATCCTCCACTTCGAACTTGATGGCCTGCTTGTCCTCAGTCAGATAGATCGCCGTGATGATCTTACCGATCAGGGGGTTTGGCATTTGCCGATCCTCCAGCCAACAGTCTCCCGCCCGCAGTTGTAGCACTTGAGATAGATCCGATCCTTCTCAAGTACAGGCAGTTCAGCGAGATGTGGACAGAGAAAGTGCCGGAGCATTTGCACGATCTTGGTCATCTCAGCCACACCTTCCCGATGATCGCCTTGATAATCACCAGGATGAAAAGGATTGTGATGCTCATCAGTCTCTCCTGTTGAACTCATCAGGAAGGATCTCAGCCTTACTGAGACACTTACTGCACACTCTACCAGTCCTGATCATGGGAATGTGCTTGACATAGATCTGACCATCAATTACTTCCTCTACCCTCTTGAGGCCTCTGAAGATACGGCCTTTCTGAGAATTGAAGATCTGGACAGGATCATTACATCCTATACAGGATAGGAATGACCGTTCAATCTTCGGCGGTTTGAAGTAAGAGATCTGATCCATTTCAGGGCTTACTGAGAACAAATTCGTTACAGTGTTCACAGTAACCTAGAAAGCACTTAATTACTCTCACTAGGTTATTGCAGTTCGGACACCTGAATAGCACAGCTACTCCAACCCTTTCACTTTCACCAAATGAATACCACGATCACGATTCTTACTGTGATCGTCATACTCAAACACTCTCTTGTGAGACTTACTAGTTTCTCTCACAATAAGTGGAGACTGGAAAGGATCAGAGGATCTGTTGAGAAGACTCTTACCGAAGTATCTCAGGTGTTTCCTCTGAGTAATACTTCGATCTTCTTTTACCTCGAAACACTCATAATACTTCGCACTATCAACAATCCTTGCTGTAGTGCTAATATTGTGAGTCTCTTTAGCCTCTTTACGCCCCCTACTTTGGCGTTTAGTAGGCCATTCTACACTAGACACAGTTCTACCTCTAAGTGCCGAGCTAATTGCTGCTCTAGGCTATTGGTTTGCGCCGCGTTCGGGCCGCCCGACCCGCCGATGGTCGCACGGCCGCCAGCCGTGTGTCAAGCCGTCCGGTTTTCCGGCCGTTTCCGCGCCGTCGGGCCGTTTCGCCCGATGGGCCGCAAAGGCCGCTCACGGGCGCCAGGACGCGCGAACGGCCGACCGCTCGCATCCTGGGAGGGTAGCGCGGCCGACGGGGCGAAAGTGACGCGAAGGTTTGCACAGTTTGGCACGGCTAACGGAATTGTAAGTGGGTATAAACACAAATAGCCCTAACATCCGTAGATGCTAAGGCTATTTGCTGCGCCGGAGAATGGGACTAGATATCCAGCTTGTGTAAGCCGGATGCCTGAGCGGGAGCTGTCAACGAAACGCCGTCGGCCTTTTGGGCTCGAACCCAGTTGGCGTAGTGCTTCGTGACGAGTTCGTCCTTCCAGAGGATCAAGGCCGCATTCGTGTGTGGGTCCTTGCTGGAAAAGACGGGCCTGAAGAAGACCTTGCCCGTTGATGGCAGGGTCGCCTTGTAGCCCATGTTCTCACCTGCCTTGTTCGTGATTCGGGAGATGTTTGCTGTGAAATACAGCTCGGTCCCCTGAATACGAATAAGCGCCTGAGCCGTTCGTTCCGTGACGTTGCCGTTCTCGTCTGCCGGGTAGACTTCCCGCTTGTTCGGCAAGCTGAAGTCCACTACCTCGAATGGGATACGACCCTTTCGAGATTCGCGTTTGTTCCCCGACAGGACAGTAGCGGCAGCTTCCTGTCCCATTGCCCCGGTTCCACCATCGTTTGCCATTGCACTACCTCACATTACGCATTAACGCCCGGCAGGATTGCCGTGCGAACCGCGCCAGTGTGCCACGGGCCGAAACCCGTGTCAAGCGAGCCGGAACCGGCCCTATGCTATTCTGCCCTTGGTAAAGCGCCTAACCGTTGAATGTCAGTCACCCCAGACGATATTGCTACTCACCATTGCCATATCGTCCGAGTTGCCAGTCGATCCACTTGCCCTTAACCCTACGCCAATCGGCCAAACGTGTTACTTGGCTCAGACGCAAGGTTTCGAGTGCTTTGCTCTCAGTCATTGCCGTGTCACCACGGTAGCTGTGTAGTCCAAAGACATTACGTCCGGCTCGAATAGCACGGCCGTAAGCGCCTTAGCTACTGCTTCATCTGCCGTCTCAGCCAAGCACAGGTAAACCGTCTTAATGTCCGGTTTTTCCTTGTGCTTCAGCGTCACTGCAAACCTTTGCATGGCTCACCTAACCCTTTCAGGCTAGGCGCTTGACCAAGAGCAGGATAGCATTTGATTCTAGAGGCCGCTAGAATCCTATGACACCACAATTGACGCCGGTCCTAACCCAAGGTGTCTAGGTTGGTTAGGCGCAACACAGCCACTGTTACCCGCCGCCTGCTGTTATGGCGACTAGCGCGACCTACAGCCGTTAGTGCTTGTTCACGGCTGACCCCATTCAAGAGGCCTCGCTACGCGCTACCGTTAGGGATGAGCCGTTACCGGCTCGGTTCGCCGTCCCCCTAGGCCTGATGCCAGGCACGATGCCAGGCGCTTGAGCCGCCGACGAACTGCCAGACCACACTGCATCCCCGGTGCCATGGGCAATCCCGCGCAACTAGCTGCCACTAAAGGACTTAGCCGACAACAACTGACAACAATTATTGTCACAGCTGACAACCTTTGACAGCTGTCCATAGAGTACCCTAGGGTCCCCTCCTGTCCGTTCGAGTCAGTCCGGGGCTCTGTATCCTCTAGAAAAATTTTAAAATTTGCAAAACCTAACATGTTGATTCTAAAGGGCTTATGGGAATATGGCTATTTTGGGTTACGGGAATCCTATAATTATAGGTTTGGCTGGTCCATGATTTTCCAGGGGCTGTGAAATATTTATTTTGCCATTTCCCGAATTTTCTAGCCCCCCGGGCAGGCTCCAAGGGCTATCCCTAGGTGGGGGATTCTAGAGTCAAAATAAACTACACACGCTGTTTTTGAGTGCTAGTTTCTAGGAATCCAATAACCCTAACTAGCTCAGTGGGTTAGACCCAGAATCTAGTTACTAAAAAAACTACCCCCCCTTTTATAGGGGTTATCGTTTCGTCGTAGTTTCCTGGGGGGCTTGACAGGGGGGCCATTTTAGTGTATGATGGTCTCATGATTTCGATTGAGACTTCTTATACCCTTTGGACACTCATTGGATTATTTTGGGTGGCCGACAAGCTATGGAACCGGTGGGTCCGAAATAGGGGCTTGACAAACTACCACTAATTGTGGTATGCTTCTAAAGGTATCTACAGCACCATTCCGCCTAGCTAGAGCTGCCCCCACCCTCCGCAGCCCTGGCAGTAAATCTTCTGGGCCAGGGGCTTCCCAATAGTGAAACTACCGGCGGTAGAGCCCCTCCATTTTCCCATGATCACAGACCATAGTTCCCACAGTTTGGCTGAGTCCGAAGAGTCGAGGAACGTGGTTGTGAACCATGTCTAAGCCGGTTCAAGTCCGGTCAGCCAACCCACTATAGCTGGCGGCAGGTCACTATCTGAGGACGGCTCATACCCGTTCCAAAACCCTGTGGAACTCAGGGGCGCAGCAACCAACCCATGTCTGACACCAATGGACTCGTTCGAGACCTTTCTCCATCGCCAACGCCTGCGAATCCAGCAGCAACTCAATCCCCCTACATCCTACCCCCGAAGCGTCCACGCGGTCGGCCCAAGAAAGCCAGACCTGAGCCAACTGGACGCCCACCTGGCCGAGGAAGCCCGCCAACCGGCCTTAAGCACCCTGATGGTGGCCTTACCCTAAAGAGCCGAGAGAAGCTAGCCCAGTTCATGGCTCTCAGGGCCATGTACCCTGACCTGACCCACGCCCAGATTGCCGAGAAGATGGGTTATGCGGCCTCAGGGCTTACTGACCTCCTCTACCGGGCCAACAAGCAGGGCCTCCTCAAATTCGAGGAACCCCTCAACAAGCTTCGCTACGAAATCATCCCGATGGTGGCTGACAACCTGGCTGATTTCATGAAGAGCCCAGACGACAAGACCCGCCTAATTGCTACTATGGGCACCGCCAAGGAAACCCTCTTTAAACAGTTCCAGGCCTCTGAGGGCATCCAGGAATCTACCAACATGGTCCTGGCGCTCAAGATTGAACCGGCTACCCCCCGTGAGCTAACCGGGGAGATTGTTGGTGTTGGTAGAGAGATTGAAGGCGAGTTCCCCACAGTCATTGAAGTTGCTCCACTTCCACTCGCCCCCGCTCCGATATCGCCCGATCACCCCGATATGGCCGCTGCCGTAGAGGACCTAATCAGCACGTTTCGTTCATCGTAGGAGCCGCCCTTGCCCATCAAATTCTTCTTCACCGCCTTCCTTACATACCTCGAAAAGCATCCCCAGGACGTTGAACGCATCGTGGCAGAGTTGGTCAAGTCCATCTTGAATGCCCTCATCGAGTATAATGCCAAGAGCACAGTTGATGTCAAACAGTCCTAAGCAGACAGCCGCTATTAACAACATGTACATTCCTTCCTAGACCATCCCCATTGGCCAACAGCCTTCCCAGCATCCCTGTCCCAACTGTGGCTATTGCCCACACTGTGGTCGGGGTGGTTATCGGATCTATCCAGTTTATACGCCAACTTACATCAACTATCCAGTTTGGTCTCAGCCCAGTGTTATCTGGAACGGCCCAACTAGTGGAAATCTAACGGTTACCAATGCCCTGGGATGAAGTATGAAAGCCCGGTATAATTCTCGGAGAAATATGGCAACAGAATACCGAGAAATTGCCGTTGGATTTCTTAAACAGCGTGACGGGGATAAATGCTGGTTATGTGGTGGAATCATGTTAGAGGGAACTGAATCATTGGATCATGTAATAACAGTGAAGGCAGGCGGATCAAATCATCCTTCTAATATTAGGCTGGCTCATCTAGGATGTAATCAGCGGAGAGCACGTTGTGCCGTGGAATAAAGTAATGGAGAAGTGGGGGAAGGGAACCCTCAAGTCCGGCGGCTCCGGCAAACCTGTCAAATCCCAGAAACAAGCCGTGGCCATTATGCTATCCGAGAAGCGGGCAGCTAAGGGCGGTAAGAAAGAGTATCAATCCAAGGCTGCTGAAGGCCTGAAGAAAGCGAAGCCCTAAATGGCGAACGATGTTGATGACTATAGCGTGGATAACGCTGAACAGGACCCCGGCGAGTGGCGGGAGAAGCGGTTCAAGACGGACGGCTGTCCACAGAGAGGCAACCAGCCCAAGCTTGACTTGAGCCCTGAGGGTGACGACTACTACGACTCCCGCAACACTGGTAAGAACTTCTATACAGACTCCTGGACCGACCAGACTGGCACCTACGGCACCCCCACTGACCACAAGGGTCCCAACCATCACTATGATGAGCCTTATAGTGAGCGCAAGGTAGGGAGCAAGCCACAGGACTTCCGAGGCTCGGCTAACCCCTTCAAGCCTGAGGGGGACAAGGCACTCGATTCATGGTTTGCCAGTCAGAGCATTCGATTCACCGACAAGGCCGACCGTGACTATCGTGATGACCCAGCCATCGACAATAACAAGACGGTTCCGCAGCGCACGGATTGGAAAACATTTGAACACGGTTGGCAGGTTGAACCTAGTGAGGCTCTGCCGTCCGGAGAGTCTGGTGCAAACCATTCAGCCTCACGTAGTATCGGTTCGACCGATAAGCCCAGAGGAGCAAAAGACTAATGCCCGCCCCTAAATTCGACCGACCAGAACTCCGGCCAGACGGCTTTAAAGGAGTCGCTGGTGGGACTGTCCCTGCCCCTGTTCGTCCCCAGGCCCAGCCAACCTCGCAGGTTCCCCCGGTGGGAACACCACTGAGGGGTGGGAATGTGGGCTCGACCCCGGCTGCTCACCAGCGGCCCAGCTACGGGAACCCTGAGAAGGATTCCTTCTACGGAGAGCAATAATGATTGGAAAGCTTTCAAAGGAAGCTCCAGCTGAGCGGTCTGAACGCTCTGACAGTGTGTTTCCTGAAGTGACGGGTGACCGGAACGAGCTGGTCCCTGGTGTCTACAGCTTCAAGTCCTCGGATTCAAGCTGTGCCCCAGCCTATATTGGGAGTTCCGAAGCTGTTGGAGCTGGCCATGAGGATGGTGGCTCCTATCGAGGGAACAACCCGTGGAATGATCCGTTTGAGCCATCTGAGGAGCCTAGAGGTTCTGCCCCTGGCTCAGGTGAGGGCATCAATGCAGCCAGTAAACCCGAAGGGTCAGGTGTTGCGGCTGACGATTTGGCTGACGCCTTCTAAGGAGTAACCATGCCCGGTGAAGGATATCTCCGAAGACGACAAATCTTCGGTAACAACGCAGCTAACAAATCGGTTGGCACAGCTGATGCAGGGCCATTCACCCTAGTCACGGCCAAAACGAACTACACGGTCTTCGTTCAGAGCATTAAGGTTCAGTTGACCACTGGGTCTGGTGCGGTGACGTGGACATTTCAGGATTCGGCTGGGAGCCCCCTCGTAATTAGTGGAGCCCTCAGTGCGGCCAATGCTCCAGTCTCCTATGAGCTGGACTTCGGTGCTGATGGCATCCCTTTGGGTGCTGGGAAGAACCTCTCCCTTGCCCTGAGCGGAGCTGGAGCGGCTGGCCAGGTCACGGTCGAGGCCTACCAGAAGCTGAGCGTCGTCATTGGCCAGGGTGATGCAGGGTAACATGAGAAAACTTCTAGCTGCTCTCCTGTTTGGGATGATTTTAGGCTCCTTGGTTTCACAGCCCACGACCGCCCAACAGGTTCTGGTCATCTTTGGTGTCAATAGTGGGGTTGCCAAACCCATTTCTGTAGATGCGAGTGGAAATGTCAATGCGATTGGTCACTAATCTCGGGACTTGGGCACTGGCCCTCCTGACGGCGCTGATTCTTGAGACTGGTTACGTTCATTCCCAACAAGCGGCGGTCATTTTTGGGGTAAATGGAGGGGTTCCCACAGCCATCACTACGGATGCCAATGGGAATATGAACCTCAAGCTAGTCTCGGGGGGTGCAGGAGGCTCAACAACCCAGCTACAATATAATAATGCGGGCTCCTTTGGAGGAACAGCAAGCCTGACATGGAGTTCGGCTAATAGCGCCTTGACGTTCGGTGGGACGGATGTCCTGAATCTTAACAGAGGCGGCGGTCAAGGTACTTACAGTCTGACGATCGGTCCGAATCCGCAAAGTGGATTGTGCTTTGGATTCCGCGTCGCTAACGGTGGAATCGACGGAGCAAACGGCATCCATATCACGCCAGATGGGGTCACTTGTAGCACGGGCTTGGGAAGCAATGATCAGCTTCTTCTCATGCCGTCTGGGTTCCTCGTGGGATCCGGATCTTCTAATGGGTTCTTCTTCGGCAACGCGCAGAACGGCGCGATCACGGGGGGGCTCAAGTCGCCCGATTCGGGTACGCAAGGACTCAATCAGCTCTCGTCTGGAAGCGCAACGATCAGCACCGGGGCTATGTTCGTTGATCACTCCGACACCGCAGGCGGCACTGGCGCGACGGCAGGCATTCCGACTTGTGCCGCGAACGTGCGTGGTGCCTTGTACCATGATGGCGCCTTTGGTGCCGTTAGTTACTATCAAGGGTGCCAGCTCAATGGGGATACCACCTACACCTACCACACGATTCCCGACGCCCTCACTAATACGGCCGCGTATGCTGCCGTCACGAACACCGTCACTGAGACATTTTTCGGTATCGGGACAGACGGCAAGATCCCCGGTGGGATGATCAACGCCGCTCATCATCGACTGGTCATTGAACTCGCGGGCGTCTATGGAACGAACCTTGCGGCCGATACGATCAACCTCAAGTTCAAGCTCTGCACGGTTTCAGGGTGTGGCTCTGGAACAGTGGTGCAAATCGCCACAACGGGTGCAGTGAATCCTGCTATTGGAGGGCTCACGAACCAAGGATGGAATGCCCGTGTCATCTGTAATGTGCTAACAAGCGGTGCAGCCGGAACGATCGACTGTCAAGGACAGCCGGGAGCCACATACTTTACGGCACTGACAGCGGCCGTATTAGATGACATCGTTAATACGGCAACATCAACGATTGATACCACTGTTGCAGAGTTTGTCTCAGTGAGTGCAACATGGAGTGCAGCAAATGCAGCCGATACTATTACTCTCCGCAATTTTAGTGTAACAGTATATTAATGACTTTTTTCTGGTCTATCATTACAGCTCTTGTAGTAGTTGTTCTTATTCTCATGGCCATTACAGCTTATAGTGATAGAGGAGGACTCTAATGGGTGTTGACTCCAATCAGGTTGTAGACGACGCGGCAAAGTTGGCGAAGGATGCGGTTGCGGCTGATGCTGGCAAGGGTGTGTTGAGTTTTGTAAAGTCGAAGGAGTTCTGGCTCAACGCCGCAGCGGTTGGTGGAACCTATCTCCAGTATATTCCCAGCAAGTATGCTCCCTATGTCATTGTCGGCGTGAATGCGCTGCTCCACTTCCTGAATCAGTAAATGGCTGGACTGACATCTGATACGCCTGTGCTCAAGCCGGTCTTTGGGGGGATCTCCAATCAGGTGGCTCCCCCAAGCCGCAAAGCCCGTCCCCAGGCTCGGCGGGGCCAGGTTCCACAAGGCCCTGACCGCAATAAGTCGGCCCGCAAACAAGCCATTCTAGAAGGCCTCCGAGGTGCTCGATGAAATCATTACGGGTGTGGGTGACGGCGATTGCCTTCTCCACAGCCATTTATCTCCTCGGTGGAAAGGTGCTCGCCCAGCTCCAGACCTCTGCTGGGGCCGTCTTCCAAGGCACATCCCCATGGGCAGACAACATCACGCAGTTTGCTGGTGCGGCTGTGGTTACAGGTACTGGTGTGAGTGGTGTGGGGATTCCCCGCGTCACGGTGTCCAATGATAGTAACGTTCTGGCCACACAGTCAGGGACATGGACGGTCCAACCGGGCAATACAGCCAATACGACCCCATGGCTCACGACCATCAATCAGGGTGGAAATTCAGCGACAGTAACAGCAGGCGGTGCACTGAATGTGACCTTTGCGGCTGGTGCTACAGTGGTTTCAACTCCAAAGACGCCCTGTGGCACCACATTGGTAAATCAGGCGGTTTCAGCCCTCCCAACAGTCTCCACGGCTGTATTTGCCTCAACCACCTGCCTCTGGACGGCCTACTTCAACAATACCAATGCCTCAGCCCAGACTATCACGGTTACTGACAATTCTGGCTCCCCCATCAATGCGATTGGCCCCTCCTTCTCCATTCCAGGCCTCTCGAATCTGCTCGTCTCTTATGAGGGGGTGCAGTTCACCTCAGGCGTAAAGTGGTCAGCCGGTGGAACGGGCGTAACGGGCGCGATGTATGGCTATCAGTAAAAGGCTTGTCCTAGCTACACTGTTCATCCTGTGTGCCAGGCCGGTTGCAGCCCAGAACGTCAACAGTCCCACTGGATGTGCTGGGGCGAGTGTAAATCAGACTAACTATACCAATATCAGCCTGACAACCAACACTCAGATTATCAGCGGTATAGCCAGCCAAAAGATTTATATCTGTCATGTGAATTTGGTCGTCTCCAAGCCAACCAATCTCGCGATTGTTGAGGGAACCGGATCAACGTGTGGTACGGGAACAGCCGGGGTATTTGGGGGATCGACAGCCGCAACCGGTTGGAACTTTGGTTCCAATGGAGGCATCGCTACAGGGAACGGAGTCAATGTGCTTCGACGCACAGCGACAGCCGCCGACAATGTGTGCATCCTAACCAGTTCCAATGGTCAAGTTTCTGGGCTGATTGTGTGGTCAAGCTTCTAGCCACGTTCGCACTGATACTCAGTCTTGCTCGGCCCTGTACAGCTTCTTGCACCTTCAATGTGTTTGATGGACGGGGCTCCAATGGTGGCTCCTCAGCAGCCGACTTCGATGCAATGGGTGCCAATGATGGGGATATCGAGATTGCCTCGCTGGGCATCTCGGCATCGGTGACAATCACTCCCCCGGCTCGGTGGACACAGATTGCAGCCAAAAAGATGAGTGGCCTGACAGAGGCCTCCTATTGGACTGTGATGGGTAATGCAAGTCCCAGTGGGAGTTGGTCATGGTCAGGGACACAGAACTTCACCGTCAATATTGCCACCTTCAAAACATGCACCTCAAATCTAACATCGGTGATTGACCTCAGTAGCACGAGTTCAGGAAGCGCTGCTCCGCCATGGACTGGTAATAACATCACCACAACCCAGCCTGATATGATCGTGTATACAGTCACTTTATCTGGATGTGGCTCGGCTGCTACCTCCACACCAACAACCAATCTGGCAGGCTCACAATTAAGCATTAATCTCGTCCAGGGTCAGACTAATTACGTGCTCCAGGCCGCACTGGGGGCACAAGGCACAACCTCTTGGACCTGTGGAGCAGCATCCCAGAAGTTCATCATCGATACGATTGGCATCTTTCCAGCGGCGTGCACAGGGACCCTTGTGGGAGTTCTGGCGTGTTAATTCGGTTCCGGTTAGGTAAGCATGGCTGCTCCCTTCATCATTATTAATGTTACTGCTAATGCGTCAGGTTGGTCACAATTGATCGTTCCCTCTGGTGGGGCTGACACGTTCATTATCAACAACCTAAATGGTCCCGATGACCTTTTGGTCACCCATGACCCTGCAAGTGGTCTGCAGACGACAGTGAAGGTTGGTTATCAGTGGCAGCTGACTACAGCTCCTGTCGCCCGGTCGTGGATTCTTGGTAAGATTCTCCCGAGTGGCTCGACAGCAGCTTATGTGAAATCGACTTCAGCAAGCCCACGTATGGTTGAGGCGACATTTCTCTAATGGCCAAGTGGCTACCCATTCTACCCGACCATCCACTTCAGGAACATTACTATCAGACCAAATTCTGGGAAGCTCTACAAACCCGCCTTTGCCCGAAGTGCCAACAGAAGTTCATTAGCCCTGAAAACCTTGTTTGCCCAACCTGCTTTGTCAAGGGAAATCGACAGTTTCATCGACTCACCCTACTCAGTGGGCGCCGTGGTGGCAAGACACGAGCAGGGGCCATTGCAGCAGTCAAAGAAGCCCTAGTTCCTAATACTGTTGGTTGGGTCTGCGCTCCCACCAATGATAAACTCCATCGTTATGACATCCGAGCCTTCCAGCAGCTTATCCCCCCAGACTGGGTGCGTAACTGGAACGTCGAACACAACGATCTATGGCTTAAAAATGGAAGCCTCATTCACTTCCAGACCCTGGAGAAGCCGGATCAAGGCCGTGGTCAAGGACTTCATTGGCTCTGGATTGATGAGGTTTGTGAACTGACCCTGGAGCACTGGGAAGTCATTCGTCCCTCCCTCACCGAGCATGAGGGAGTGGCCTTCTTCACGTCTTCCCCGCACGGTTATGATTGGGTATATAGAGAACTCTATAAACGGGCTCTCGAAAGATTCCCTGGCTACTGGGCAACCCGCTATGCTACCAAGGACAACCCTATTATCAAGTCCTCTGAGCTGGCTGAAGCCCAGGCCACGATGTCCGAGGGAATGTACCGGCAGGAATACGAGGCCGACTTCGTAATCTTCGAGGGTGCAGTCTTTGCAGGACTCATCGAGTCACAGATTCTCAGGAATGACCTGGCCGTCAAACGAATCATCCCCGAATGGCCAGACATCAACCCCACCCGCCAGGTTATCGTGGGAATCGATACGGGAGCAAAGCATCCTTTTGGAGCAGTTAAGCTGGTATCGACCGAATACGGGCTCGTTGTGGTGGGAGAGTACCTCGAACAGGACAAATCCTTCACCCAGCATGCCATCAATCTCCGGCGTCTAGCAGCTAATGAGAAAGCCAAGTTTGCTTGCAACAAGAATGAACGCCAAGGGATGATTGAGCTGGCTCAACACCACATTTACTGTCAGGGCTCAGAGAACGATGTGGTTAGTGGGATTGAACGTGTCAAGTCCTGGCTTCATTCCCAGCAGCTCTTCTTCGTCGCCAGTCGCTGCCCCCGCACCATCGAGCAGATGAGTGCCTATCGGTGGGCACATGATGAGCAGCGTGACGGTCAGCTTCGCAAGGAGCGAGTTTTCAAACTGGACGATGAACTTCCTGACTGCATCCGCTATGCCCTGATGACATGGCCGGTGCTTCCCAAGGTTAAACCTGCTGAAGAGAAGCCCACCCGCGACCTGAGCAAACTTCCAGCCGACTATCGTTTCACTATTGAGCTAATGCGCCGACATGATGCTCGTATGGAAGGTAAAGAAGCTGAGCTGGTCGCCCGGGGCATGGGTGAGGATGATTTTGATGCCGCCGAGGCTCGGTGGCTGGAACGAGAACAGGCCCGTAAGGGTATTTCCACAAGACTGGGAGACGACTTTTGGCAATAACAGCAACCCGTACGATTACCCTGGTCTATAGTGGTGGGGTGGTTGGCACTGAGGTCATCTCAGCGGCCTCCAACACTGCCAGCCCTGGCCAGATTCAGATTTTCACCTTCACCGGAGCCGGGAACAACACGGTAACTGTGCCCACTGGTGGCACGACCCCGACTGCCGCCACAATCGTCCCGCCAGCTGGGAACACCCAGGCTCTTATCCTCAAAGGGGTGAACGGCGATACCGGAGTGACCATTCACAAGACCGACCCGACAACTATTGCGCTGGACTCCAGCGTTGTGAACTTTGTCCTCAATGTCGCCGGAACGGTCACAGGACTCCAGATCTTCTGGACCTAAACCCATTGTCGATGACGAACTCCTCAAGGGGGTTTGTCATGGACTCCTGCTCGGTTGCCTCCTGCCCATTGTGGCTTACAATGTCATGGCAGGCAAGAAACGCAACATCCTCGTCTATACTGGACTCATCGCCTTCGAGGTTGGACAAATCATCGGACACATTCGTGATTGGAGAAAGTAATGCCACAGTCCTATAACTACACGCTACGGTTTCCGAGTGGGAATGAGTATAAGTGTACAGTAGATCCTAGTTGCTCAGAACTGGCATTTGAGCCAAGAAAGCGGACCATTCAGGATCTGTGGAATGAGCCTCTCAAGCATATTGTAGATGGTGAAGTTGTAACAAGTCCGGTTGATACCTCAAAACCCTATCAATCCATTAGACCTATTCAGGTTGTTATGGACAACTGGCATCCAATCTCAAAGGTCAACTGGGATGCTCAGATCCTTGCCGGATATAAAACCCTTGCCAAACACAATGTAAACTTCCTTAAGCCAGAAGATCGGTGGACACGAGTGAAGTTCAATGTAAAGTGCTTTCTCTATCGTTGGGGGGTCATCCGATAATGTGGATCACCGATAAAGTCCTCGATATCTTCACCGTCAACGTCGAACTTATCAACCGCCTCCGCACCGAGGTTGAAGTCCTCAAGACTGAACGTGACGGCCTTAAGGTCCAGGCCTTGGTTAACCAGAACCATTTCGACTGGCTCCGTCAGCGGGTGAATGTGCTAGAAGCCGAGCGTGCCCAATACCTGGAGAAGCTCTACGGTATCAAGGTGCCAGTCCCTGAGATTGTTCGCCAGGCCGACCCACGCAGTGTGCTCCAGCTCACCTCCGACCTCTTCAACGATGTTGGTGATGACAACGCCAAGAATCTTGGGCTCCAGTAACTAAATGGCCTTCCCCGCTCCAACAATGGGTGTCACCCCTTCCCCAGTTCATGGGGGAGGTGGCCCATTCACATCTCCTGACCCAATGCAGACGGCCCAGGCTCCAGCCCTGGGTGGTCAATACGATGATGCCCGACTCCTGGATATGTTCAACATCCTGAAGCGGGAATCTACAGAATATCGATGGATTTGGGAACGTGAATGGCTTCGGGACCTCTTCTATGTTGCTAATCGCCAGTGGATTACCTTCCACCCGACCCGCCGGGAGTGGATTGACAAGCGGCTCCAGAAGTGGGTGCCCCGCCCAGTCACCAACAAGATGGCAGAAGTCACCCAGGCCATCCGCACCAATCTTGGGGCTATCAACCTGGTAGCCAAGGCTCGTCCCATTGGGAATGAGCCCAGCTCTATTGCCACTGCTGAGGTAGCCGATAACGCCCTCCCCCTCATCCATGAAGAGCACATGATGGATCAGGTGATGCGGGAGGCAGATTTCTGGATGATTACCACCGGAAATGCCTGTCTATTCACCTCGTGGGAGAAGGACAAGCGCTTCAATCGGGTGTTTGTACCCTTTGAGCAGTGCCAGAGTTGCCAACAGGTCCTGAGCCCGAAGGAAATCATTTCTGCCAATCAGCATTGCCCCAATTGTGGTGGCATGCAGTTCCAGAAGGCCATACAGCAGAATGGCCAGCCGGGTGGAGACTGGACCGCCTTCGGTCGAGGCAAAACTGAAGCCCTGAGTCCCTTTGAATATGCCATCCCTCCAAACGTCACACGTTGGGATGATCTTCCCTATATTATCAGGCTACGGTGGCGTGATAAACATTATTACGAGGCCAACCACCCGGAGATGATTGGCCAGCTCCAGTGGGAGAAGTCTCCTAGCGATCGTTCACTACAAATTTTCAAATCTCTGGCACTTACTAATGACGTTGGAACAGGTTCTCAGTTTGCCTATCTCGGTGCGGCAGGCGCTCATACAGTTGAAGGAGTCACAGAGTATGAACTCTGGCTCAAACCAACCAAAGAGTTCCCACAAGGCTTCCTGATGCGGGTGGCGGGGGATACCAACCCCGTCATGATGCACGCAGAAGACGAAGGTATTCCCGGCCCCATTCCCTACAAGGATGTGGATGGCAACCCTCTCTTCCCCTATCACCATGGCCAGTATGAGCATCTTGGGGGCCGTATTTATGGTCGCAGTGCCCTCAGTCCCCTGATTCAGAAACAGGACCAGATCAACCAGCTCGACTCCCTGATTCAGCTCATCATTCAGCGCACGGCCAACCCGACCTGGATTATCCCTGAGAACGCTGGGGTTGAGAACATTACGGGTGAGCCTGGTATAATCATCAAGTGGAATGTCCTTGCTGCACAGGGACAAGGCAAACCTGAGCGTATTCAGGGCACCGAGATTCAGCAATCTCTCTTTGCACTACGAGAGCAATACCTCAAGGACATCGAGGACCTTTCAGGGGCCTTTGATATCATCAAGGGCCAGAAACCGACCGGAGTTGAAGCCTTCAGTGCCCTCCAGCTTCTGGTTGAGCGTTCTCAGAGCCGATTCACATCGGTGTTCCAGGCCCGTGGTGAAATGTATCGCCAGTGGGCCACCACAGCTCTAGAGCTTGAGCGTCAGTTCGGTCCTGAGCAGCGCACCTACACCGTTCTCTCGCCTAACCGAGGCTATACCTTCCGTCAGTTCACAAACGCCCAGCTCCAGGGGGTGGTGAGCATCACTATTGAAGACGGTAGCAACATGCCAAAGACGGCACTGGGCAAACGGGCAGCCATCGAGCAGGCCAACCAGCTCCAGCTCCTCAATCCCCAGGACCCAGAACAGCGATATACCCTTCTCCAGCAGTTTGGACTATCGGACCTGGCTCCCTCTCTCGACGCACATGTCCAAGCTGCCCTACAGATGCAGGATGCCTTTGAGCAATGGGCAAAGGCTCCCCAGGGACCACCCCCGCTCGATGTGAAGCCCTGGTATAACCTCCAAATCCATCTCGGTGAGCGTATAAAGTGGCTCAACACTGACCGGATGCGGACTCTCATTACGGGTAGGCCCGACTTAGAGCAGATTATCACCCAGCACATGGCCCAACTACAGATGATGCTCCAGCCACCGCCCATGCCAGGTGGCCCAGGTGGCCCTCCAGGACCCCCCGGCCCAGCTCCAACTGGTCCGAGTGCTCCCGGTGGTGGCCAGGCCATGAGAAACGCCAATAAAGCTGGCAAAGGTATGAACATCCCCCACGGCAACGCACCAATGGGACCGACTCCTGGTCCTATGTAGTCATAAGTAGTCATAACCCGCTCCCTCGCGTTGGAGGGGGCAACTCAACGCGGAACTGACCGCGACACCAAAGGTGAGTCATCATGTCCGACACCGCAACCGCCACACCGACCGCTTCAGCTCCAGCGCCGTCCGCAGCTCCGGTGATACCCTCAGCTGCACCCGCTTCGTCCCCAGCGACATCGGGGGCACCCGCAGCGCAGACTGCGACACCTTCTGCACCGCAAGCCTCAGCGACACAGGCACCAGGTATCCCCGAAGGCTACGTACCCAGCTACCGACTCCGCGAGCGTGGTGAGCAGCTCGAACGCAAGTATAGAGAACAACTGGCCGAGTATCAGCGAAACTCCGCTGGCGAAGTTCAGCAGCTTAGGCAACAGCTTCAGGCCCTGGTTGGGGCACAGCCCCAGCAGAATCCCGAAATTGCTGCTGTCCGTGACCAGTTTGGTCAGCTCTTTCCGAAGCTGATGGAACTGGAAGAGCGGGCACAGGATCTTTTGGGTCTCGTTGATCGAGCAGGAGACTTCGACGCCGCAACTAGCCATCAGTGGCTTACATATGGTAGACAGACCATGGACCGACTCTACTCACAGGCAGAGAAGGAACTTGGTGGCCCCCTCAGTAATGAGGCCAAGGCTATCATCCATGGTGCGTTCACCAATCTGGTAGCAAGCTCTCCGGAGCTGCAGAGGCGTTATGCCGAAGATCCCTCGTTCGCCGATGAGTGGTTCAAACAGTCGTTCGCGCCAGCATTCATCGCTCCCGCCCAGCGCTCTGCCGCTGCAACGGTTCAGGGTCGCACCGCACAGGTTCAGCAACTACCCAACGTCGCGGGTGGGGCTATTCCTGGGGTCGCCCAGCCGCCGAAGCCCAAGGACCTGGATGAGCGTGCAGCTGCGGCGTGGGCACAATTCCAAACGCAGCGCGGCTAGCCTTAATGGCTGCCGCTAGAGGTTAACTCTCATGGCAGGTGCAGATAAACAGGCGCTCGATGCCATCTTCAAGGAAGTCTTTGAGGAAGGTGTGGCAGAGGGCGTCAACAACAAGAACCCCCTTCGGGACATGATTAAGACCGAACGTGTACCGTTCCGGGGTCTCGAAATCGTTCGGTTGGCCCACACCAGCCGTAACGTCTCGCCGATGTTCGTCGGTGAGGACTCCAACTTCGCGGATGCAGGTCAGCAGGGTTATTCCCGGCTGAAGATCGACCAGCGCAAGCTGATGTCGCGTCTGCGAATGACGTGGGAAGTCATGCAGGACTCCACGGCGTCGGAAGGTGCATTCATCAGTGCTCGTAAGAGCGAGATGCAGTACCTCATCGATGACATGGCTCGCCGGGATGAGTATGCACTCAACTCGGAGGGACGTGGCGTGCTGGCGACCTTCACGTCGAACAGCGGCACGACTGTCAACGTGCAGAACCCGGCCAACATCACCAATACCAACTTCGGCAACCGATTCTTCTCCGTTGGAATGTTCATCGGAGCGGTTGACCCGCAGACTGGTAACCTCCGCACCTCGATTCGTAAGGTGACGGCGGTGGCGTCTGGCGGAGGTTCATGGACGGCTGACACGTCTGTGTTCACCGGTTGGACAGCCAGCGACTACCTCGTTCAGGTAGCCAATAGCACTGTCACTGACATTCTCGACACTTCGTACGAGAAGGCTTGGTGGGGTCTGATGGCGCTCGTGGACGATGGAACCTATCGAAACCCGTACTTTGGGCTGGACCGTTCGCAGGTTCCTGCGTACAACAGCTACGTGACGGCTTCGACGGGTGCTCTCTCTACTGACATCATCCAGCGTACGTCGGATATCGTTGACCAGAAGCTGAATGGAAAGGTGAGCAACATTCTGGCTCATCACTCCACACGGCGACTGATCATCCAGCTGACAGACGCAGACCGTCGGTATATGGGCGCGAGCCTCCTCAGGCCCGAGCCGGGAACTGTGGCATTCAAACAGGGCGACGTGCCGTTCGGGGACGTGCCCATTCGAGCGCTTCGTGACTTCCCCCTCGATGTCCTGATGTATCTCGACCTCAACAACGCGGGCTTTAGAGAGTATGTCTCGGAGCCTGGGAAGTGGGTGGACGAGGATGGTTCGGTGCTCATCCGCGACCTGACAACGGGCACGGGCCGTGACGCCTTCCAGGCGTGGTATAGAATGCGTAAGCAGTACTTCTTGGAGTACCCGGCATTCTGCGCCCGCAATGATGGGATCACCGGTCAGAGCCTTGTGGTCGTTCGCGCGGCAGGTTCGTAAAAATCGTTATCGCTTGTTTGGGTTGTGGCTCTGCTTTGGTGGGGCCACACCCCAATCTTTTCAAGGAGCCTCTACATGGACGTAGTTATCGGATCGCCGGGTCGTTACGTCAAAGTCGTCAATCGCACCAACAAGCTGCTCAGGTTTACTTGGATGGGCCGTCACTACGAGATCAAGCCCAACGAGGAGACTGGCCCGATGCATGAACAGTTAGCCCTAGCCGCTCGGAATCAGAACCCCATCTTTGGTTCTGAGGATGAGTTTGGTGGGCAGGACAGCTATGTGGCCATTGTTGGAGAGGAAGACTACAACCATGATGCCTCCCCCATAGAGTGGAGCAAGGCCACGGAGCGCTTTGACTTCTCTGGAGCACGGCTTGGCCAGGGTGTCATTGTCGCACTTCCGGGCAAGGGCTACTCAACCGAGGGCCGCTATCTCGGCACCTTTGGTGAGAACAAGGTAAAAGCTGATACCGACCCCGGCAACGTGGGTGGTGGTAGCGGCTTTGGTGGTCGCTAGTCGTGACCAACTATCTCCCCGACTTAAACCGATTCGCTCTTGCAGGACCACCTGCATGGTTCCTGAAGAAGTTATGGGAGTTCGATTCGTCGCTTGTTATCATCCCCAGTCGCCAGACGTGTGTCTATCGGCTGGCACAACGACGCCCGCTCAAGCTGCCTGACAAGATGGTGAATGAATCACTCTTCAAAGAGAGTGATACTAAAATGTTAGCCAGCTATGGGCTGATTCCTGTCACCTCCATCATCCCCACTATCGAGTGGGCCGACCCCTATATCTTCCTTGAACTGGAGCGTAGGGCTCCCCACCGAATGGGCGGGGCTGACAAGGCCATCGAGGCTGTGGAGCAGCAGGAACAGAAGAATGAGCTTCTGAAGCGTGCCAAGACCGACGAGATGCTCAACTATCTCGCCAAGGATGCCTGGGGCATGTATAACAAAAATCTCGGCACCCGTTCGCACATGTATATCCCGAAGACCCGCCAAGATATTGTGGGTGGGTCCAAGGCTCCTTCGTTTCGCGTCAAGCAGGCCACTCCACAGGGTGGCTCACTCTTCGTGGCCTGATTACCCAGGCCAGGCTAATCCCACCACCGGCCTCCAAAGTAGTGGTGGGGCTCATCCTACGGTGGGACTAAACTCGTAGGCGCCTTCCCCAGCGGATGGGGAGAGATTTACCATCATGGCTCTTACTCTTGAAGCTGCCAATCGCGTTCGGCAGAAGACCTACATGTTCGCTCGGAATCCTGGGGTCTACTACAGCCTCCAGAAGTTTTTCCTCCACCTCTCGACCAACAAGGGCAACCCCGACCTGCAGATTGTCAACGTCGATGGCACCTCCACGGCTTCGGATGGAAGCGCGGCGGACCTGGTGATTGCCAACGCGGCAGGCAACCTGTTCGCCATCTACCTCATCCAGCGTGGCACCACGGCTGTCTGGTTCCAGGCCAAGGACAATGCGACCTCGACCAGCAAGGATGGCACGGACGACCTGAGCACCAAGTTCGGGAACGCCACGACCAAAGAGGAAACCCTCTTCCTCTATCCGGTTGGGAAGACGCTCGCCAACGGTTTGACCGTCTCAGAAACGACCACCGCAACCGGCGCTGTTCGAACCCTGAAAGCCAATCGTCTCGACGGCTTCATCATCATCAGCGGCGGACTGGGTAACTAACCCGTTCCTAGGTCTGGGGGAGTTTAGGTTGTCTATCTCCCCCAACCTACTTCTTCAAAGGAAAACACACCATGCCTGCTAAGTATATGTGGCGCCGAGACCTGAGCAAATACACGCTTAAGTCATTTGACAGCGCCAATGAGTACGTCTGCGATACCAACAACGCCGACCTCCTGACCTATGATCAGAATGGGACGAACGTAGTGGTGGTTGACCAGACTTCGACTCAGACTCTCACGAACAAAACCCTCACCGCTCCGACCCTTGGTGGCACCGTTGCCGGGACTTATACCCTAGGCGGCACCCCCACACTTACTTCTCCAACCGTTAATACTCCGACCATTACCAGCCCCATCGTGACTGGCTCACTCCAGTTGGGTGCGGCCTCAGGCGGAGCCGTCTCTGAAAACACGCTCGTCAAGAACGTCACGGCAATTGCTGACAACACCTTCACTGATGCCCTTACTGTGACTGTGCCAAACGCGGCGCATGGTGCGACCGTGGAGCTGGTCTTCACAGCAGCCATCGGTGCCGGTGGTGCCATTGGTGCATTTGAAGTCGTGAACACAGCTATTGGCAATATCGCCATTGCTCGGACGGCTGGTGTCGCAACGGTTGCTACGGCAGCGGCCCTGAGCAATACCGCCACGTCTCCGGTGGCTGGTGCAACCACACTGACCTTCTCCTATCAGGTCAGTTCCATTGTGGGAGCCGTGGGTGCTCAGCAGACCTTCACTGTCCAGGTGCGTATCACCAAAGGTGGTGGAGCGTCGGCTAACCACTCCTGCTTGGTCTCAGCGACCGTCTACAATACGAACGCCTCTGGCGTCACCATCGCGTAATCCTCTGGGTGGGGGCCTCCGGGCTCCCACTCATCTTCTTCAAGGTGCTCGATGCTCGGCTATGACTCTTTTCTTATCACCGAGCCTCATTTTACAGTCCGACAACGTGTAGCTAGGAAGCTTCGCCTGTGCCTTCTTTCACTTCAGGGACTCTTTTCACGGCGCAGCTAACGGGGGTCACCACGACCGCCGTTGGCCTCGATACCGCGACTTGGTGGAGTTCCCGTGATGGGCAGCTGGCAGCTTTCAGGAACTTCCGCGAAGTCTTTGTGCAGGCCGACCCTGGCAACACCCCCAACGTGCTAGTCGGCACCAAAGACAGACAATTTGTTCCGCTCACCCCAGGACAGGGCGTCACACTGCCTATTACCTCTCCATCCATCATCTTTGTGAAGGCAGCCTCAGCAACCGTCACAGTGAATCTCCTGGCTAGAGAATAATGGGTGATATCCTCCTTAGTGGTGGTGGGCATGTCACAATTGATAGTGGCACGGTTACTGCCAATCAGGGCACACCGGCTGTTGTTGCCAACAAGTGGCCAGTTGAAATTGTTGACTCGGGTGGAGTAAATATTGCAACTGTTACAGCAACCAACGCGGTCAAGGTTGATGGAAGTGCAGTTACTCAACCTGTTAGTGGCACTATCACAGCCAATCAGGGCACTGCAACGGCTGTTGGTGGTGGTTGGCCCATCCAATATGACCGTCCAACAAGTGCAAACCTCTCATCGGCGAGTATCAATGTCTCGGCCAGTGGTGACAATACCCTGATTACTGGTGTGGGTGGCCAGACCATCCGAGTATTCCAGCTATTTTTCGTGGTGAATGGGTCAGTCAATGTGAAGTTCAAGGATGGGGCGGCCACAGACCTGACCGGTGTCATGAACATGGTTTCGAATGGCTCATTCGTATTGGACCTGAGTAATGAACCTTGGTTTGTGACGAGCACAGCGAATGCCTTCGTTCTAAACCTATCTGGTGCAGTGCAGGTGAGTGGTCGCATCTACTATAAGCAGTCATGAGCGTTATCTTCAATCCGGCTGGCTCTCCTGTCTACTCAGCAGCCTATGCCACCTCAAACCAGACTATTCACACCTCTTCTTTTACTGCACTGACCTTTGATACCAACGCTTTTGACCTTGGGGGTGTGCATAACACGTTGGTCAACCCCACACGGTTTACTATTCCAGCTGGTTTTAGTGGAAAATATTGTTCCGGAGTGAGCATATTTATTACTTCACCCAACTCAGTCGCTCAATATATTCTTCGCCCGCTTGTTAATGGTGCAACAGCAAGTCGTGGTGGATTAGGTGTGATATTCTCTCCGGGAGCTGGCCAGAATATGGGGCTTAATGCTTCTACACTCATAAACCTTAGTGCTGGTGATTATATCGAGTGGCAAATCGACCAAACTTCTGGTGTTGACCAAACCGTCCTCAATACTACTGACTATCTCAGGGCCTATGCCTGGATTTATCTTGTCTCTCAGAGCTAGTTATGCCTGACTACTCCACCACACTCCAGCAGCAAATCAACACGGCCAAGCAGCAGATGCAACAGGAATATCCTGAGCGCATGGCTGGGACCTCCATTGAGCCCATGGGTTGGTTTGGCAATGCCATTGCAGGCCTACGAAATATTGGAGGGGGTTCAACCCAGGCCCTAACCAATCCTTTTACAGGCAATGTCAGCTATAACCCTACAGCACTTTATGGTCAATCACAAGAAGACATCAATAATGTCTTGGCACACGAGCTGACGCATACACAGCAGGTGCGTAGCCAACCTTGGTATCGTCGGGCTGTCAGTGGATTGATTGGCTCAGGTTCATGGGATTATCCCGTCCAACCGGGACAGCAAGTGCCTAGTAACTACCAGCCGAATCCCCAAGAACTGGAAGCCTTCCAGACAGAATCTGACCGTACACTATCCCAGCACCTTCCTTCCACCTCTGATGTGTGGCTTCAACCTGACCGTAAGAAGGGACGCTAATGGCCTCACGCTTCACTGATGTCCTTCCCCTCGTGCGGCAGCGTCTGATTGAGACGACAGCCACCTTCTGGACAGACTCCGAGCTGTTCAACATGATGTTCCTGGGGGCTCGGGACCTCTGGCGCGATATCGTGGACCTCAAACAGGACCACTATATCAAGATTGATGCCGTGAACATGAGTCTCCCGGCTAGCACCAATACGAGCACCAGCCCATCTGAGCTGCCCCTGAGCAACTTTATGGTGGTGGGGGTACCTAATGACATCCACAAGATTATCAATATTGAGCCCACAAACAACCAGTTTGGCGGGTCCAACTATGGCTTGATGTTCAGGCCGCTTTCGTTCCAGCATGAGACGTTTGTTTTCCTGCGGACCCAAGCCCCCATCCAACCCACCAATGATGTGGTCTACTACAACCTCCATAATCCCGGTGGTCCAGTGGGTGCCCCTGATATTTTCTTCGCTCCCCAGGTGACGAGCAAGGTGAACCTTGCTGTAGCCTATGTGCCCACCCTTGGAAACTTTGACTCCACCGGGAATGACATCATTCCCATCCCAGGTGAGGCTGATAATGCCATCATTGCCTGGACGGTCGCATTTGCCCGGGCCAAGGAGCGGGATGACCGTTCCCCCGACCCCAACTGGCTGGCTGTTTATGCCACCGAGAAACAGCACCTTCTCCAATCCCTGGGTATCCGTCAGTATCAGGAACTCCCCACTGCTGATGCAATGTTTTCACAATACTGGTAACTGCCATGAGCATCCTTGATCATGTTGTAGATGAAGCTGATGTACAAGTTGTAGACCGCCTGGTCTCAGCCATGGCCAATGCCATGAATAAGACCGTTGAGGTTGGTAAGACTACGCATGCTGACCTTCTATCAGCCATTTTCACGCTCCTATTACATGTGCTTAAAGAGACTCGGGACAGGGAACCGGTTGAGATTCGTGAAGCTAATGCCAAAGAGGTTGGTCGCGTGTTGATGGAACTCCTGGTTGAGTTCGGTCCCAAGGAATCTGTAAACTAGTGCCCGGAAACCTCAGCGTCTACGGTGTGGGCCTCAAGGGAGTCACTGTTGACAAGGACCCCATCGAACTGGAGGACGGGGAACTCGTCCAGGCCCAGAACGCCACCACTGACTCCATTGGAGCTAAGGGAGCACTCCGCAAGAGGGATGGGATTGCACTCTTTACCAAGTCAGGGGCCATGGCTGGGCCGGTGCGAGGGTTGATTGGCCTTCCACTCCCTGACCTTAGCAAGAATGCCCGTACCTTCTACATTGGTCTTGATGACTTTGGGAACCCAACGACAGGCAATTGGCGCACCTCTACAGATGGAGCCACCTGGGCATCCAGCAGCCCCTTCACCGCTCCCGCCACATGGAACAACTCCTTTGGCACACCATCGGGTGCAGGCAATCCAAAGCAGCAATTCGGCCCGGCCTGCCCACGTATCCCTCTCAATAACGTGCTCTACTTTCCGGGCAACGACTACACCGTTAATACTGGGCAGCCAACTCTCCGCTCATGGGATGGTACTAATGACACCCTGCTTTCAAAGGTGCCCAAAAATCCCTATACGACTGTTGATAATTCCAACCAGACCCTGACGGTTCTCTCCATTGTCCCTTATGATAGTCACACCCTTCTGGTGTCCACCTACGACAATAGCAATCGCACACGGGTGCTGACCCTTGATACGAACACCGGTGTGCTCACCCATTTGGGACCTCAGACCGACCTCAATGGGAATGGTCAAACCCTTGCATTGGTGCCCATCGTCTATCAGGGACGGGTGTTCTTTGGGAGCGCCAATCTCTCGGGTGGGGCATCGAGCAAAGTCTGGTATACCCGCCCCGGTGACACCATCTGGACTCTCGACAATGGAAGTGCAGGCCTCACTTCTGTGGGCTACACGGTTGGGGCCGCTGTCTTCAAGGGCGACCTCTATTTCGGGATGCTCTCCGATGCAGGTGGTAACGGGCAGATTCGTGTGCGAGCCTCCTCTTCGGGAGGCTACAACGTAGCAGGTGCCTTCATCTGTGCCTCGAATGCTTTGGGCAGTGGTTATGTCTCCCTCATTGTCAACAATGATGGCTCCAAAATGTATGCCTTTGAGCGACAGTTTGCAGCGGGCACTTACAAGATTGTCTCGACCACAGATGGGGGCTCAGGTGCTACCCGTGTCGTGGAATATGATGTGGGGGTGAATGTGGGAGCTACCTACACCGTGAGCGGGTATCCTACCTTTGACAGTAATGGGGACCTCTATTGGCCGGTGTTTGATTCAAACGGGGCCACCCATTATCTCTCCCAGACCTTGAAGCGCACGGCCGCAGGAGTTTGGAGTATTGTGGATAACGCCAACTACCATGGGAGCGGGGCGCTCTCCAGGATTAGTTTCTAATGCCTGCAGGCACAGCCTATTACATCGGTGTAGGTGGAGGGAATCTCTACAAGATTGACACGAATGGTGTGCTCACCCAACTTACTTTGCCATCTGGGGTGACTATTGACGCGACCAAGATTGCCAGGTCAGCCGTCTTCGGGCGCAACATCATCATTGTCAATGCCCCCAACCAATCCATCTGGGTGGATCCGAATGCCAACGTTCGTACTCTGACTATTCAATCCCCTGGGGCAGGACAGCTCGTGGCAGGGGCAGCGGGCACTCTCACAGGAACCTATCAGTTCAAATACACTTACACCGTCAAGGATACTTCCACAGGCACCTTGTTGATGGAGAGCGACTTCTCAGCGGTCTCCAATTCGCTGGCCATCACCAATCAATATCTGCAAGCCAACGTCCAGACCTCATGGAATCCCAATGTGAATGGACGCCGCCTCTACCGCACCACAACGGGGGGCACCACTTACTTCAAGTGGGTAGACATCGATGATAACACTATCCAGAGTGTCTCAGACCTGCTCTCAGACACCTTATTGTCCAACATTGCGGCCCCCACCGAGTTAGGTACCGCTATTGGAGGCACCATCCCCAACACACACATGACCCTGATTACGTCATGGCGTGGGCGGCTCTGGACCGTCAGTGACACGGACATCGATACCCTCCGCTACTCAGGAAATAACCTCCTCTACGGGTGGCCTGCGACCTATGGCCTCACGGTGGCTCCAGTGGGTGCCGACCAGTATGGCATCACCGGCTTGTTTCCCCGCAAGGAATACTTGGGGGTGGCTCGGCGGCGTCATCTTTGGCGGGTACAGTTCCAAGGCACCAACTCGGATGGCTCGCCAAACTTCTCCATCATCATTGTTAATGAGGGGAAAGGGTGCTTTGCCCCTGACACCGCGATTGTCATCCGTGATGTGGCCTACATGCTGGGCGAAGATGGGATCTATGCGTGGCCGGGGCGCAACAAGGAGTTCGAGTGTATCTCCGACATTGCCAATGTTCGCAAATGGTTTGCCACCGATACCTATTTCAATCGCAGCCTCTTCCCCAATGCCTTTGCCAAATATAACCCTGTCTATGACCGGGTGGAGTTCCACCTTGCATCAGTGGGGAGCACAGCTATTGACCGCTGGGTCGAGTATGATATCACCAAGGGGCAGTTCTACGGTCCCCACAAGACCGATGCCTTCACTCCTACCTATGCTCGGGAAGTGATTGATCCTACCACCTCCATCCCCATCCCGATGGTAGGGGCGACCGATGGAAACCTCTACCAGCCCAACCAGTTTGGTGTCTTCAATGACAATGGCACGTCCATCAACATGGATTGGATTGGGAAGATGCATGATTGTGGCACCCCTGACATTAGCAAGGTGTTTTTGCAGCCCACCATCATCAACAAGGCCACTGGAACTGTGGGTAACCTTCAAGTTATCCCAACCTATGGGGATGAGACCCTCTTGACCACTGGGCCAACATTAACTCCCGACCTCTCAGTGGCCCGCAACCGGTTGGCTCGCATCACCCAGAAGCAGCCTGCCCGACTCCTCCAGTTGGAGTTCAAGGAGAACACCATCAACCAAGGTTGTGAAGTGCATGGCTACGAAGTGACTTACAACGAGATTGGACGCCGCTGATGGCTGTCAATTTCAAGTGGGCAAATAAGGCGTGGCACTCCCCGCCCACACGGTCAGCGGCTGACATTGATACTTATGAAACCTTTGAGGCCATCCGCCAAGAATTGAGAACCCTCCGCGAGTCCCTCGGCACCGGATTCACGGTAGGTCTGGCCACTGATGTCAGTGGCAACCTCCCAGTGGGCAACCTCAATAGTGGGACAGGAGCCACTTCCAGCACCTTCTGGCGAGGTGATGGGATTTGGGCCACCCTCCCGGCTGGGGGCATTGCCCTTCCGCCTCGCCGTGTGGGCTTTATCGACCCCGCCACGAATAGCACCATTGTGGGCTCAGGGATTGCGGGGTCCAGTTGGACGGTGAGTGCCGGAGCCCAGACCTTTGTAATTGATGCTAATGGAACATGGATGCGGATGACTTCTGGTGCCGTCCTCAACAACCAGAATTACTACTTCTCCCCCATCAATCCCTGCTGGATGGACCATAACCCTACGTTCATCATCAATGTCCGGACGGGCTCAGATATCACCAATCTTCGATTGAACGTTGGCCTGTTGGACGGCGCAGCCAGTCCCTCCAACAGTGATACCTATACTAAAAAGCTGGCCATGTTCCGCTACTCCACAGCTGTCCCCGATGCGGGATGGATTGGGGTGACCAGTGATGCGGCCAATACTCTCACCACCACCAGTTTGGGAGCCGTAGCTGCTAGCACGATCTATCTATTGAAGGTGGTCGTGGCCAGCTCAGGCACCTCTGTCACCTTCTCTGTCAATGGGGGCACCGCCCAAACCCTCACACCCGCTGCCGCCATTCAAGGCACCCAGATGCAGTTCTTCCTGAGTGCCTGGACTCTTGCCGCCGCAGCCAAGATTCAAGACACATCGGCCTTTTATATCGAGGCGAATTAAGTCATGCCGTTCCCCTATCAGACCAATCAATATAATTCCCAGATGCCCCGCACCATTGATGGGGGCCAAGGTGGGAATCCCTACCCGCCTGCCCTACAGCAACCCGGTGGGTTCAGTTTTGGTGGGGGCACCTATCCCTCCGTAGCTGGAGGCGCCTATGGTGGGGCCGGAGCCTATCGCCCCATGGGTGGAACGGGCTATGCTGGCCCAGGGACTGGTGGAGGCGGCTATGGCTGGGGTGGCCCAGGAGGTCCTGCCACAGGTGGCCCCGGTGGTCCTAGCACACCTATTGGGGGGATTAGTTATCCCTCCCCGAGTGCCCCTAATTACCCTGGGATGTATATCCCTGACCCCTCTGAAATTGCCGCCGCACGGGGTGCCCAGTTTGGAAGCAACCTACAGGTTCAGCAGCAGAAGGCCCTGGATGAGGAAGCCTTCCGCCAAGATCAAGCCCTCCAGGGCCTCCAGCTCAGCGGTGCAAGGAACTTTGGAGACCTCTCCCTGAATCAAGCGAATAGTCGACGGCAACTGGCTGAAACCGGGATGAATGACCAGTTGGCTATGATTCAAGGAGCATTGCCTGGGCTAATGGGGGCTGTCGGTTTTGGTCGTGGTGGTCCGGGTGGGTTTGGGAACATTCCCCAAGTTCCAATGGTTGATACCACAGCGGCTCAAGAGGCTGCCTTCGGCCGTGCCAAGGATCGGGTGGGACAAAATCTACGAGCAGGTGTTATGACCCTCGGTGATATTGGCGCTTCTACTGGACAGAATGTCACGGGGGGCACCAATCCCGCCTTGATGCGTGAGATGGCTCAGATTGCCGGTCAAGCCACGGGTGGATTGGGTGATGTGGTTCGTGATCAGGCTATTGAACAGGCTCGTCAAGGACTTCAGGTTGCAGGTATGAATCAACAGGCAGCCCTTACCGGTCGAGGACAGGATATTGGTCTGGAGGAAGCCCAGATGCAATCGCGTAATCAGATCCTGGCCGCCTTGTTGGGTCGGCTGGGTAGTGTCAGCTCATCCCTGAGTTATTAACATGGCAGATGGTGCAGGTCTCGGCGCCTACGCTCCAGGACAGGGAACCCCTGCTCAACGCACCTGGGGCGATAAACCCCTCTGGGAAATTGACCCCGCCCGCTTCTGGTGGACCAAGCCCGGAACACCGGGGGGAACGGTTCCTGCTCTCCCTAAAGCCCCCACCCCAACAACTGGGATGGCCAACAGCTATGATGGAGAAATGGGTGGTGGGGGTGGGATTGGGAGTTCCTTCCAGTCCGGTGGAGGAGCCCCTTCTTTCAACATCTCGAATCAGTATTCCATTGGTGGAGGACAAGCTCCAGCGGCTGCTCCCACACCCCCTCCAGCGGCTCAAACTCCAGCAGCGGCCACGTCCTCAGCCAATCCCAACTTGGCCAACCAAGGCATTGCGGGTGCCCTCCAAGGAGCCCTCCAATCCCTCCAAGCAGCGGTTCCTCAACAGGTGGGGAGCCAGTCGGCTGGACGTCAAGTACCAACACAGCGTCAGAACCCTGCCCTCACAGGGTTGCTTCAGGTGAGGACCTACTAACATGGCCTATGCTAGTATCAATGATCTTTATGGTGACCAGTCTGATCTGACACCCCAGGAGATTGATGCCGCCAGGAAGATGGGGTTCAGTGATTTTGTTCTGGGCACCCATTCAGATCAGAATCGTCCTGGAAAGAAATGGTGGGGGCCATCCGGAGCAGGCAACCTCAGAAATGCTATCTACACGACGCCAAATAGCCCACTCTACAATCCTAATCTTCAAGGACTTGGGAATGTTACGAACCAGAATGCTGTTGATGCCCTTGCTTCAGTGAATCCTCAACCCAGTCAAGGTCAGACACCAAGTCTCCAGGCCCAGCAACAAACACAGCAAGCCATGCAGCCTGCCCAGCCCCAGACTTCAACAACGGCCCAAGCCGGTTTTCAGCCCTATCAGTATCAAACTCACCCGGGCTCGGATGAAGACCCCACCCCGATTGGATGGGTGAAGAAAGCCCAACAGGGTCTGCAGCAAGCAGGAGCCCAATTCAATGGCTAAGAAAACCTGGCGCTTCGGCGACCCCAATCCCCGCAGTTGGGCCGAGACGGCCAACATCCTCAAGGAAGCCGAGAAGCGGCACAAGCGGCGTGACTATGGGTTCATCACTGAGCCCGTCATCAAGGAAATCCATAAGGTCGTCAAGCAAGTGGTGGAGAAGAAGTAATGACCCAATTTGGTTACAATCCTGAAGATGACCCACTTGGGCTAGCACTCAAAGCTCGTACTCGGGAAGATTATCAACAGCAGCTTGGGAATGTAGATTGGTCTGATCCTTCTGCTTATACAACTGCGGGCAATATCATTCAGTCTGGGGCTTCTCAATGGGCTCCATGGCTTCGAGCGCTTCAAGAGAGCGCTGGTGGTAATGATGTCAGGATGACTGCAGGGCCATCTCCTAAGAACTCTACACAACTTACTGGTTATAGCTCCCAACCTGACTGGATGTTCACGACAGGTAAGAGCTGGCAGGGTGCTATGGACCCCTATGCTATGGGTCATATGGGGATGGCTGCGGACCCTAGTTGGCAGGCATCAGACCTTGACCGCTTTCAGCAGGGTGCATCTCGACAACGCCGACAGGAGAATCCGTCAGCTCAAGCTGCCCAACAAGGGTTGGTAGCTGCAGGTCCATCCCCCGAAGTTGCTCGACGCCGCAAAGCTCAGATGATTAACCAGGAACAACCCGCCGCTAACTGGTATCCCAATGCTCCGGGCTATAAGCCCTATGGAATCTAGATATGCCTATTGATCCTCTCACTGGTCTCTACCAGGCCAATCCTGGCCGTCGGATGATGGACCCTCTAACCCCAGACCCTGAAAGCTTTGGGGGCCGGATGACTCCCCTTCCTGGTTCTATAGCAGATTTGATGGGCGGGAGCCGTCTCATGCAGCCATCAGATATGGATGACATGGACCCTGACGTTCCCAGACATGGCCTGGACCCTGAAGTCTATGCGTCAGTATTTGCCCGCCAGGCGAAACAGGATATTGCCAGACGTGGCCTAGACCCAAGTCGCTTTGGGGACATGCTTACTGATCCTCTTGCTGGGCAGCGAGCAGATGTTGCTGGCACTGAGGCTGCCAATCGAGCGGCGGTATCTCGTGGGTTCAGGGGCGGTGCAGGCTTAATGCCTACCCAGGAAGAAGCTGGATATCAGCGGGCCGCTGCCGAACGTCAGCTTGAAGCTCCCCTCCGCTTGGAGCAGGCCAAACAGGCTGGTGTGATGGAGCTTGAGCGGGCCAAGGAAGCTGCGGCCAAGGAAACAGCAGCTACTGCCCAAGCGCAGAGCCAGGGTGAGTATCAGCAGTTCCAGGATTTCATTAAGGCCAATCCCAACCTGATTAACCGGCTGCAGGTGTTGTCCTTCCCCGGTCAGAAGGGTGGCATGCAGTTCTCTCCGGTATCAACCTCGGTTATTAAACCGCCGGTCAAGGTTGATCCAGCTATCCAAAAAAAGATTGACGAGTATTACGAAACTCTTAGTCCGCCTGCATACAGTCTGAAGCGTATGATTTATTCACCTGTACAGCGTCAAGCTGATGCTGCCCGCATTGCAGGTGAGTTATCTAGAGACTATCCAGGATGGGATAGTGTTCCCCCAACTGGGCAGACCACTCCTCCTCCCGGTAATCTACCTGGTAGAGTCTCCCCGGCTGGTGGAGCTACCAGTAGGACAGTTGTACTTAGATCTCCTGATGGATCTGAACGAGAAGTTTCAGCCGACCAAGCCCAGTTCTTCCTTACTAGGGGCGCACAGGTGGTCCGATAATGCCTGATTGGTTTGATCAACAGCTAGCACAGCAGAAATCCCAAAGTTCTGGGGACTGGTTTGATCAGCAACTGAGTCAAGCTGGTCAGCCCACGCCTACCCCACAGCCCACTGCCGAGACCGGCCATCCCTGGCTGGCAGCAGCTGCTCGTGGATTGGCTGGAATGCTGTCTGGAGCGGTCTCAGGCACCGAACTACTTGGTGTTACAGCTCCTGCCTCGATGGCCGCGGGCGCTGGCATCAGTGGCCTTGGTGAGACTGTAGCAGAAGCCCTTGAACAGGGCACCATGCATCCCAATATTGATCCTGCTCGGGTGGGTGCTGCATCAGCTGTCGGAGCGGTCCCGTTTGGCACATATTTCAAGGCTGGAGCCCCCCTGTTCTCTACTATTCGTGGTGCAGTAATGGGTGGGGGTGCGCCTGCACTGGAAGATGTCCTTGCTGGGCGGCCGGTCGATCTGCAACGAGTGGCGATGGGTGCAGGAATTGGTGGAGCAACTGGAGGGGTCTCTGCGAAGGCCTTCGGTGGGCTTGCCGATCCTATTGCTCGTGCTAAGTTAGCGGCTGAGAGAGCTACAGAGAGTGCTACTACTGCTGCACCCGCAGCTGAGAGAGCTGTTACTGGACCTTCCAGTTATGAGATTCAGCTCAGTAATCAGCGATATAAGGGTGATGTCCCGAGTAGCACAGCCCGGACAATTAAAGGAACCGGGGAGTCCCTTGTTCCACCGGTTACCCCACAGACTCCCAGCGAGTTCCTTCAGGAGCAGCTGGATAGACCCACTCCCGGTGGCTATCCGACCCCAATTATTGGGGCTGGTGGAGAGTTCGAGCCCTATCGCCCTGGTGCTGTTCGGGCTGAGAGAGAAGCTCGACAGGAAGCAATTAGGCAGGCCCTAGCCGAGGCTAAACGGAAGGAACAGGAAGCGGCTCAGCAGCGGATTCAAAATGAGATTACCCGTCTGGGTATGCAGCCCAAGGAGCCACCTTCCATCAGTGAGGATGTGGGCACTGGTCTGCTTCGTGGAACTACCCGATATGTTGTTCCGAAGGCTGGTAAGTCTATTGGTAAGGATTTAGAAGAGTTCCTTAGTGGTGGTGGGGGCGGTGGCGAGACCGCTGCCCAAGAATTTGGTGCTGTAACTGAGCCACAAACTACTGTCACCCAACCCGGTGAACTAACCACTCCACAAACTGCCCCGGCCCCCACCCCTGCCAGTGAATGGCCTCCACGTCCGGTGGCTGAGCGTGGTGGACCGCCCACAGATCCTGCTGGGATTGCCCAGCTTCAACAGTTGGAGCGTGAGCTTGCTGAAGGTCCAGACAAGAGTTACTGGCTCACCCGCGAGGGTGCTCGGGATGCTGGTGAGATTCCAGTTCCTGGCCAGGCCGAAGGTGGTGCTCCTAAGGCTGCTGGTGAAGCCCAGGTTGCTGCTCCAGGCCCCGAAGTCCCTGCTCCCAGTACGACTGGCCAAACCATTGTTCCACCTGAGCCCGAGGCTCCCAGTGTATTCCCTGAAGGCCCTGAGCCCCAACCGATGTCAGATAAGGAGCAGTGGGTTGTAGAACAGGCCTTAAAGCTGCCTCCAGATCAGCGGTCTGCCTGGGTCAAGGCCATGAGTGAAAAGGGTGAAATCAGCCCTGGCATGATGCAGCTGCTGTCCCGACTCGGCTGGATTGGTGGTGGAGCAGCAATTGGTGCCCCGGTTGGTGCCTACTACAATCCCGATGACCCCATGGGCGGCGCAGCCCGTGGTGCCATTGGTGGTGGCTTGCTAGGAGCCTGGCTCTCGCCAAATCTCAAGGAACCGCAGCCCTTCTTTGAACGGCTCTTGGACCTACACCGAGCAAGCCTGCTTGCTTCGGCCGGTCCCCAGCTCAAGAAAATGATTGGTGACCCGGCTGGGTTGTTCTGGCGGGGTGCCCGAGAAACTATGAGTGGAGACCCGGGTCGTGTAGCCTTCGGTAAGGCCCTGATGAAAGAGGCCGGGTCCTTCTATGCTAATCCTGAGGTCTATGGTGACTTCATGCGGACCATCAGGGGCGGGCAGGAAAGTCCTGGCCTGATGGGGATGATCCAAGACATTAGGAAAGAGTCCGCAACTGGTGCTGGTACTGAGGCTGCAGGAGGTCTAAAGGGCACTGGTGGCACCCTCGGAGCCGTTACAATTCCCTTCCAAGGTTGGTGGGGTGCAACCAAGGGTGCTGTGGAGCGTGCTTATGAGGCAGCGGGCTATCCGGCTGGTATCAATCCTATGGAGGTCCTCCAGGAAACCACTGGAACTGCCACACCCCCTAGCCAGATTGGTAAGGAGTTTCTAGGATTCCTTCAGCGCAATCCTGCAGCCAAGTGGCTAGTGCCCTTCTCCAAGTTGCCTATCAACATTGGTGAGGGTGTTCGTAACATTCCTGGTGTTGCCCAGTCAATGGGCCTCCCCGATGCTGCAGCCCGTTCCAAGATTGGTGCCCTTCAAGCCCTACTTGGTGGTGGATTCCAATACTACAAGCAGCAGCAGGAAGAGGCTGGTGATCCAGTTTCTCCGCTGGTTAGTGGCTTGGCTGCAACCTCCATGGGCATTCCTGGAGTTGTTCCCCACATTGCTGGCCGATTGCTTACCTCACTTCTGACCGGTGGTAAGGGTGGATTCCGGGAGGCTGGCCAGCTCATTCCTGGTAGCCGCTCCCTGACCATGCCCTTCCCCGGTGAGACCGACCAAGAATTTATTCAACGCTTGCTCAAGAGTGGTACTGCTGAAGTTCTCCCCGGATGGATGACCCCTGACCCTGGAACCGCGAGGTAGTTGTGGAAACCCTGATTCACGTTGGTTTGTCTGGCTGTGTAGTTGCAATCGTTGGTTGGCTCTTGACCGTGGAACCCCGCCTGCGGGTACAGACCACAGAATACAGTGCCCTGAAGGAACTCATTCTCTCAAAGCTCGATGACACAAACCGTCGTCTTGAACGCATTGAAAAGGCCCTCAATGGCTACATCCGCGATTAATACCGATATCACCAAGATTATCCAAACCGAAGGTGGGTTCAGTAATGACCCTACCGATCCAGGTGGACGCACGTTTGAAGGTATTGATGAACGCAGTAACCCGGATGCTTGGAAGAATGGTCAGCCCACCCCCGAGCAGGTGCGGGCCATCTATCTCAGTAAGTATGTCCAAGGGCCTGGCTTTGACAAGATTCCCAATGTTAAGCTCCAATTCCAACTCATCGACTTTGGGGTCAACTCCGGTCCGAGTGTAGCTATTAGCAAACTCCAGAGCATCCTCCAGGTGCCTGTTGATGGTGTGCTAGGCCCTCAGACGCTGGACGCCCTGACGAAGGCGGACCCCACCCCTGTAAACAATCAGCTAGTCATTGCCCGCATCAAGATGATTGCCGGGATTGTGGCCCGTAACCCCAGCCAGGTGAAGTTTCTGGTGGGATGGGTGAATCGAGCAAGTGAGTTCCTCGTATGAAAACCACAATGAAGGTCAAAATCAAAGGGGACATGAGCAAAGTGCTCAAAGGCTTGGAGTCTGCCTTCCCCAGCAAGACAGTTGATGCGGTGAAGAATGCCTGAGGGCCTCAAGGTTTCCAAGCAGGGAGCCCTCTACATCCATCGCACCAACACCGACTATCGATGTAAAGACTGCATCATGTTCATCCCCAGCATGGAGCGGTGCTGGATTCATAGTGATATTCAAGTCATTAAGCCCAATGGGACCTGCGGTTACTTCGTCAAGGGGAAGCCCCAACCCAACCTCAAGCCCCTTAGCCTCGTGTCGGCCAAGGAGTCTGGTTACATCGAGTTCAAGTCTGAGGGTGGCTGTGACGGATGCGAATACTTCTCATCCTTCAAGCGGGACTGCCAAGTGGTTGATAAGGATTCCCCCGGTGATGACCCCGGTGAGATTCACCCCAAAGCGTGTTGTGCAAACTTTGAGGAGAAGTAATGCTGATTGGCATTAGGCATGCTACCACCGACTCCAATGTGGGTGGTGGGAAAACTGAGCGGCTCCGGGGTTGGACCCCGATTCCCCTTAACAAGAAGGGGATGAAAGAAGCCCAAGATATTGCTGAAACCATCGATAGCCTGAAGACCAAGGTGAAGTCTATCAACAGTGGCGCCCATCCCCGCCATGTCCAGACCGCCCATGAGATTGCCACAGCCCTCGGATTGACCATCAATCCCATGGATGAATTCAATGATCTCAACACTGGTATTTATGCAGGCCGTGAGGTGACCCCCAAGCTCATTGAAGAGTTGCTCGAATACTATCGGGAACCCAGCCGAAAAATTCCTGAGGGGGAGACCGTCAACAACTGGGTGAGCCGCGTGCTTGGACAGGCCACCCCCCTAGTCGAGTCCCCCGATAACCACATTCTCATCGTCTCGGGCCGCACTGTCAACCTCATGCTTGGGGCGGCCAAGACCAAGGGCGGATGGCCCGACGAGAAAACCCTCCAGGCCCGCCCCCTCATCGATAACGGCGATATGTTCATCATCAATCCCAACTGGGATGTCGTCTATCAGGACGACAAAGGAAAGGCACAGGCAAGCTAATGTTTCCCCCGCAAGGTCTCCCTCCAGGTCTCGGTGCCGGTCTCGGTGTTGGCACCAGTGTCGGCGGTCCCGGTGCTGCCGGTATCGCATCCAAGCTCAGTGCCCGAGGCCCCTCGGCTGGGCTCGGCCCCAAGCGCCCTAAGCAGCGTAAAAAGAAGGCCGCGAATCCTGCCCTGGCTGGACTCTTGGCGGCTGGCAAGAAGGTCTAAGTGCCGGTCGTCTACCCCCAATACGGGGCAGGCCTGCCCGGGAACCCCGCGCTGGACGGCCTGCGGGCCTCTGGGAGCCTCTCTCCCCAGCGGGATGGGTCCAGGGTCGGGCTGAACCCTAATCGCCTCACTGAGAGCGACTGGTGGGGTCCTGATGTCAGTTCTGGAGGCCGCCCGGGCTATGGTGGACAGCTTTCCCCACCCCCCTCGGTGACCCAGCTCCCTAGAACTAGTGGTCCCTACCCGATGACCCCACCTGTAGAGGTCTCCGGGGACCAGGGGGTCCTAGAGTCCCTGCGGAGGGCCTTCCCACTCCGCAAGTTTGAGCCCCCATCCATCCAGAAAATGGAACAGTAGCTTGACAGCCACCTCCACATGTGGTATGCTGGTCTGCTGCGGAACTCTTTATAGGAGAATTTTGATGGCCAATGCCCCGGTTCACCGGCTCAAGAAGCAGGAGATCGTCTGGCTCGCGTCCCATGCCTGTAAGGCCCATCGACACTCGTTTCTGACCCACTATAACTGCTATGTGAAGGAGCAGCCTGACCGGGAACGCACTGCCATCCTCGACATCGAGACAAGCAACCTCAAGGCCGACTACGGCATCATCCTAACCTGGTGCCTGAAGCCCCTTGGCAAGAAGGAAATCATTGAAGATGTCATCACCGCGGCCGATATCAAGGCTGGCCGCAACGGCGACGAGGACCGCCGGGTCGTTAAAACGCTGGTGGCAGCAATGTCGAACTTCGACAAAGTTATTGGTTATTACTCTAAGCGTTTTGACCTGCCTTACATTAGAACTCGCGCTCTCAATATGGGTGTTGAGTTCCCTTATTACGGGACTATTCAACACGTTGATGTCTACGATATTATACGTAATCGGTTTAACCTGAGCCGCAAGACCCAGGAGAACGCCTGCCGCAACTTGCTCGGTGAGACCGAGAAGAACCACATCAAAGGTTCCATCTGGCGTGATGCCGCTCGTGGAGACCAGAAAGCCCTCAGTTATGTTCTCGACCATAATAGGGCGGATGTTAGAGATCTCGAAAAACTCTATTTTAGGGTTCGGGACTATGCCCGGCGGCATGATGTCTCAATATAAATCAAATTATAAAGATAGATTAGCACTGGAAAACCTAAATTTAAAAATTATACAAGAGAGGAAAGTAAACAATATAGGTTAGGAATAAAACTACAAGCTCTATCTATTTATGGTGGTCCAATCTGTAAATGTTGTGGTGAAAGTGAAATTCAATTTCTAACATTGGATCATGTAAACAACGACGGTTACAAGGATCGCCAACAGTATAGAACGGTTCGGTCGTATGCCAGCCTGAAGGCTCGTGGTTTTCCACAAGAACCATTACTGCAGGTATTATGCTATAACTGTAATAATGGTAAAAGGGTCAATGGTGGTATATGTCCACATCAGTCAAAAAATGGATCGTCTTAATATCAAGTTTATTGTTTACCGCCACGACGTCAGCATCTGATGAGCCACCCCTCAGCCTTACAGTAGTTCCTGTTTTCCAGCTGGCCGATATCGCTCATGATACCGGCCATGTCTCCTTCAAAATTCGGGTTGAACCCCACCGGGACAACGTTCAGCTTCAGCTGAGTTGGACCCGGTGTCAGATGCTGTGGGATGACCTGGACCAGGAGTTTAGGCCCTTCTGTAGTCTCGATGGGGATGTTGTGTACCGGAGCTGGTGGCAGGAGCTTCAGGGCATCTACAGCCCCCGTCTATACTACTATGATTGGAACTTACCCCCCGGGCACTATCTTGTTCAGGTTGCGCTCATCCGAACTCCTCACTATGTAGCTTTTCAGAAAGAACAACCATTCACCATCATCGAAGGTCGTTAACATGGGCAAATTCCTCACTGCTCTCCTGCTGGTTGCAGCATTGCTGGCCCCATCAGCCAATGCGGGTCCTCCGCCCTCTATTGTCCCCCTCCAGACAGCCGGTGGAGACAACTTTTGCACTACCTGGTCTATCAACCAGAAGCAGCATTTGTATGTCACTGCCAATCACTGTGTGGACCCAACCGCGGACCCGGAGGATGAGCTTCCGACCCCTCACATGTATACCCAACGTATTGTTGTGTGGGAGCTTAACAAGGATGCCGACCTCGCAGTGGTTAAGGCAGCCCTTGGAGCCCCGGCCCTGAAACTTGCCAGTGAGGACCCCGATATCACCTTTGCCAAGAATGCCAGTAAAAAGGATTGGGTCTACAAGATCAGCGTTGAGGGCTTCCCCTACGGCTGGACCAAGATTACTAAGTTTCATGGCACCCTGGTATGGCCCCATCTACACATTGTTTACAAGGACGGGACCGAAGAGGACCTGGCCATCTTTGACATGACCGCAGCCCCCGGCAACAGTGGGAGCCCCATCTTCAATGAAAAGCATGAGGTTATCTCAGTGCTGCAGGTTGGATTCCGCAAGGGCAACATTACTGGCGGTGTGGTCTACCAGGCCATGAAGAACTTCCTGGAGAGCTATACCGAGTAGGAGGGTATGATGGAGTCGGCGCTCGCCTGGATAGGTCAAGTCGCCGAGTGGGTTGGTCAGTTTATCCCACACATCATGATTGTTACGGCCACCCATGGGGCCGTCAAGTTCATCCGTGGACACCAAATCAAGATTCTGGGGCCAGGCTGGCACATCTACTGGCCCCTCACCACAGTTTTCGAGCAGTATCCCACCGCACGCCAGGCTATCGACCTCCGAGCGCAAACCATAGTCACCGCCGATGATAAGGTGATTGCGGTGAGCGCTCTTGTTGTATATGAGGTCTATGACGTGGAGAAGATCCTCGCTCACACCTTCGACCCCGATGACACCATCAAGGACATTGGCCTCGGGGTGGTTCATGATGTCGTGTGTCAATATTCCTGGGAAGACCTTAAGGCTGCTGTGCGGAGTGGAAAGCTCGACCGGGACTTGCGGGCAGAAATGAAAAAGGGCCTAGACAGCTATGGGGTCCGCGTCCTGCGAACCACCCTGACTGATCTGGCCCCGTGTCGAGTTGTGAAGCTATTAACTGCTGGTGGTGGTGGGTTGAAGATTACCTAGCGATCTGCCCAGTTACCCCAATCGTTGGGATCATTGACATATCCTATGGGGTTACCATTCTTGTCGTAAATGTCAATCCTTCCGGGTTCCGGCTCTGGATCACTTCTGGGAGATGGATGTGGGGCCTTGGGACCTGGAGTGCCCGACCGTTTACCTTTACAATCCATATTTCACCCCTTAGCCGCTTCAATTTCCTTCTGCAGCAGTGCCAACGCCCGCCAGGCCATTTTGGCGCTGTGCCTCATGCCGTCCCCATCCATCTTTCCCCTATCAACAAAGTGTCGCATCAGGGCATCAGCCTCATCCCCTGATTTGCTCCGGTCCCAGTGCAGGGGTGTGCCAGGATTATGCTGCTCATTCCCCACAAATGATACCTTGGCAACTTCGGCCAGGGCATCCGGGAAATAGTCGATGACACCTGTTGCGATTGGGTAGGTTTTCCTGTCCTTTGCATCTGTTGGTAGTGCCACGATACCCTCCCGCGAAATTCCCATGTAATCATTTATCCGATAGCTATCAATGTAGCCATCTGGTAGGCCAGCGGGGATACCATGAAGATTATGTAGGTATTCCTTCATGTCAGGTCCATGCTGATGCTGGCTACATCTCCAATTGGCTCCTGGATCACAGCCACAGACTTGAGCTGATCTATGCTCAGCCATCAGTGCCCCTTCTTCGCCAGCTTAATCTTCTGACCACCTGATAGTCTCAACAGTGCCCCCTGGATGGCCCTGGCTGCGTCAGAAGCGTCCATAAGTGAGTAGACAATCAGCATCCAGAAGTCCTGCCCGAACACCCTCCCAATATGCTCCAGGGTGAGCATCCCACCAGCATCCAACTCAGTAGCAACCTTCTCCAGTTCCTCTCGATTTACTGCCACGTTAGCCTCCTTATCAAAACTCTAGCTCTTCTGGACGGACCCTTGGTAAGATAACCAGATCCCCTCGCCCGCCCATACTCTGGCAGAGTCTTAAACTGTCTACGACTTGGGTCAAGGATAAGACCAGACTTGTGTTTGAGGAACCAATGGGTATCAGAGCCATTTCGCATAACCATCGGCTTCCATCCAGCCCTCTTGCCTCCCAATATATGGTATAGTGCTTCAGAAGCGACATAACAGTTCCCCCTTCTCACTTCCACGTGAGGACCTCCTGAATCGCACAATCCACCGTTGGCACAACAATATACATATCTCTCAGATACTGGAACACGTTCCCACGCTCCCCATAAGGGGTCACCAGCACAATCTTGTGGTCCTTCTCAGCCATGTCATTAAGGCAGGCATAGTAGCCCTGCTCGAAGGCCTTCCCCTCCGACTTGGCCAGCTGTAGAACCACCATTCCATCGGCATCGAGGATGTCACTGATATCCTCATCGGCCTCGGTGTGGAGAACATCAAGGCTCTTGTCGAGTCCCCCGGCTGCAGCCGAGTCCAGATGTTTCGTGATCCAATGGCTCACAATCCTAATACCAGCCGCCTCGAACTGGTCCGCTGCTGTCTTGGCCTCAGCCCGGTGAACCCAGGGTGCTGCAAGATAGATTTTTAAGCTCATTTCATTTTCCCCCATCTAACCCCTTGTTTTCCCTCGGTCAGCACTACCAGGTGCTCCCCGAGCCCCCACGACTTCGGCATGGCCAACTCAGGCACCGGTTTCTCCATCTCTTGTACCACAACTTGGTCCACTTTGTCAAGCGCCTCAGGCGGACATTCCCACAGTAGTTCATCGTGGGTGGTGAGCCTGAGATATTGGCCTGCCTCATCAAACCGCTCAAAGTAGAGCCTCATCAGGGCCTCGGTCATGATACCCCGGGCGGTCGATTGCGGTAGAAAGGCTATAATTGCATTGGCATCGTCACCAGGTTTCTTGTCCCAATCATGTTTACCAGGTCCAATTTTCTCATATTTGTAAGGTTTAAAGAATCGATGAACGAATCCAAATGGATTTCTCAAGTGATCAGTATTTGCTACCTGTTCCAGCAGATTTCGGTGCCAGCGGCGAATCTCCGGAAAGAGTGCATGGTAGATCTCCATCACCTTGGTAACGAGCTTCAGGGGGAACAGCTTTCCGGTTTCCTTGAAAATCTTCTCGGCCGCCCCCGGCGGCATCTGGGCAAAGTTCGCTCCATGGACTAAGTGCTTATAGAGACTGTTCCGCTCGGCTTTGAGCAGCTCTTTGTAGTGGGCCAGGTGAGCGACAAGTTTATCATCGGGCCATGAGAGATCAGGAAGTTCATCTGCCCTGATTCGTCCATCCAGCTCATGTAGTGCGTGCATGGTGTAGAACGTGTGGACGTCAATCTTTGCAAGACGAATGTAGCGAGGCGCAGCAGCAAAGTATCCCACCAGGACAGCTTCAATTCCTGAGTAATCACGAGCGGCAAAGATTTGCCCTGGTCCTGCGACGACCAGATTTCGTATAAGGTTACATAAGTCATTTGGGTCCTTCGGGTTTGGGCGGGGCAGGTTCTGGAGGTTGGGGCTCTGACTCGCCAGCCTTAGGGTTGACGGGTTGTGTTGGTAGATCGTATGGATCCTGCCATCCGGGCCAATCGGCATCCCCCCCAGGATAACCCCGGTCAATGATGTTTTCCCAACGTAGGTACTGAGGAGTTTCTGAACCTCCCGGTGTTCCAGGAGCCTCGGATACAGCTGATCCTCCGGATACCACTTCATCAGCCGCATCAGGGCCGCTTCATCAAAGGTGACCTTTCGTTCCTTCCGGGTCAGAATCGGCTTGTGCCCCACAACCTGCTGGTAGCGCTGGAGGTTGACCTTGCTGTCCTTGAACTCCAGGGGTTTCTCCCACACCATCACCGGAGACAAAAATACACCATCCTTCCCGTTGCACAATATCGAGTGCTTCTTCCAGCGATTTGGCTTCAGGAGGCCACACGAGTCGCATACCTTTACCTCCACCATATGGGTGCCATGGAGCATCCCGGTGGTATCCTTGGGAGTTTTCTTGTAAACCTTAATCTTCTTGGCAATGTTAGGGACTATGGTTTGAATCTTCTCGTTCACCCCGGTCAGGAGCCCACTCAACTGCTCCTCAGCCGCCTGCCGAGCAGCCTCATCCCGCAAGACCCCCTTGCGGCTCATATAGTTCAGTGCTCGATTGAGCCTCACGATGTGATGATCGTAGACCCGCCAGAGGTCATTGGCCTTCAGATCCCGGATGATGCCCAGGAAGCAGTGGAGGGCCATATCGGCATCCTTCGCGTTGTAGAAGGCAGGCTGCTTGTCGGACAGGTGCTTCCATAGTTCAGTGGTGGGCACATAGAAGGGGGTCACCGACCCTAGTGACTTATCAAGAGCAGAATTGAGGACATGCCAAGCCAGCATGCCATCGTGACGATCCCCATTGATGGGTACATACTGCATAATACGAGGGTCATCATAGACAGAATTGTTCCAACCAACTTTAGGCCCTTCACTGGTAAACAGCTCCTCAATCCCTGCCATATACTCGGAGCGCCAGGGCACACTCACTGCATTATCAGGTCGATAGCTGAAACTCACTCGGAGGATCGTGTTGTCCCCTTCCTCGTTGCCGAGCGCTTCCTCCGACTTGCCCTTTTTGTAAGGGGTCTCGATATCGTAGCTAAGAAAGGTATCCAGCGGCCTTTGTGAAGCCTCCAATAGATAATTGCGTACCCACTGCTTGAAGGTGTCCGGGGCCGGGTCAAGGACGTATTGCGGGATGTCGAGCGTGAGGCCATGTTCAGCAATCTCCAATGCCCGCTTGAAGGCAAACTGCATGACGGGGATGAGCCGGTTGTTTCCCCGCATGATATAACTGGGATGGTCAACAGGGATGACCCAGGCCCCATAATGGCGTGCCTGGAACGGGTAGCACAGGTAGTCCTGCTTGAGTTCGGGGCTCTTGTCAGTCCAGCCCAGGATGCGCTTGAGGGCAATCTTCCCAAGGGTCAGGATGACGAATGTGCGGCCATTCTGGCGACACTTCTCCTGCATTTCCTGGATGGTAGCGTCCAGCAGGGGTGAGCAGTGGGCAATGGCTTCTGCCTCATAAGGCATCTTGACCAGATGGTTATCAGGAGGCCGACAGCTCAAGACATTGTGGCACCTGAACCCCTCCCGCTCAATCCCTGCCCGCTGAAGGTTCTGCCACAGGAAGTAGCCAGCCCTCCCCACCAGTGGCATCCCCTCGATGGCCTCATCCTCCCCTGCAGCCTCAGCAATGACCAGGACACCATTATCCCCAGTCCCTGAGGCAGGGACATAGCCCTTGTCGGGCCAATTGCAGCCCACACAGGTCAGGCAATGGTCAGGTTTACTTAACATCAAACTGTTCTTTGAGCAACCGTTTCAGGTCAGCCTTAGAACTAAAACTCAGATATTCCTCCAGTGCATTGATGAGATCATAAATAGTCTGTTCCCGGTAGCGGGTTTCGGTGCATTCCTGGCTCTCCAGGTCATCCAACCAGCCATCCTGGGGATAGTCATTCTCATCCCCATAATCTCGGCCGGTCGTGAAGTCATCCCGATCCCATGAGTGCGTGTCGCGATCATCGTCCTGGTTGAAGCGGCCCATTATGGCCTCCAATCCCAAACCCGGTAACCATCAACAAACGGTGCATACAACAACAGGGCACAATCCTTTGGGTAGAGCCACTTGGGCCGGTCTGGTATGAAGGCCAGCCGTCCATTGAGAAAGTATACCCTGGCCATGTCATCTACCCAGTCTCTCCACCAGTTCGCTCCCACAGCTGCTGGAACCAGCATGGCCGTCTTGGCTCCATACCCTGCCATCTCATTGAAGGCCTTCATTACCCATGGTTCCAGCTTGGCAAAGGGTGGGTTACACCAATTCCACCCCTCCCCCACCTTCCATGGCTGCTCCAAGCTATTGTCCTGCTCAGTATAAAACCGTGGGCAGACAGCATTCTCAGGGCTGGCGGCCAAATCAATGTCAAACTCCTCAATCCGCAGGAGCTGCTTAACCGCCTCCAGGAACTCCGGTGGTGTTCGATAGTCCTGCTTCGATTGTCCTGGGCGCTGCTTGGGGGCCATCAATTTGCCTTTGCAGGGTCCATCCCCCGCGATTCAGCCATGGCATCAATATAATCAGCGATGAACGAACTGGCCTCCTGCACGGCCTTGACATTCTCCTCAGGGCTCATGTCAGGGTTCTCAATCATGAAGATGATAGCCAACAGGGCCATAATCACAGTGTCAGGATCATGCTTGAACAATTCACCCTGGACTCCCTTAATTACTGCATAGACATCCTGACCAGGTACGCTAATATTCTGTTGAGTATCACTCATCGGATTCCTCTAAATGGAAGCTCAGTCTTCCCCATGATAATAGTCTTTACAATGTTGGCCTTTGGGATACTCATGATATCCCGCCAACACCCATCTGCTGCAACGGATGATGCCAGCTTGATGATAGCATCCCGTTTCGTGTGTGGGAGCATCCAGCCAGTATTGGTGACAAAGATGGTGCCACTCATATCCTCATGCTCAGCCATGGCCGCATCTTCCCAGAGCACGACAGCGAGCTTCAGCTTCATGGATATCTCCTAAGTGTTAGTAACCTACATAGTAGCAGGCCGCCACCCACCAACTCGGTGACGTATCGTAGCGCGTATACCAGTAGCTGAAGCCCAATCCCGATAGGGTGACATTGATATCAGACCCCTCAATCGTCATATAATCGGCCTGAAACCCTCTGTCAGGCGTCGTCCACTGGACCCACCCAGGAAGCCCTGCAATTCGAATGTCACAGAAGGGATACACCCGCTGAAGCCAGTGCCATTGCATATCGTCCCCATAGGTCGGGGTGTCAAACACGAGACCGAAATGGTAGCGCGTGATGGCGAGAGACTGAAGATCGTGATCGAAGAGGTAACCATGCTGTGATGCTGAGAAGTCGCCGAGGCACGTCACAAATGAGTTAAAGGCTCCCCAGCTATCATCGAGCACGACGCGGAACTCGGTTTCAACATGCCCATAGCCCTCGGCGTGTTGTCTCTGTCCGGTGTCGGGATCGAAATAGATGTCAACCGTGAAATACTCGTCTGAGGCACCACTAATCTCACCATGACAAATGATCGAGGGTGGAGTGCCCTGCGAGGGGTTTGGGGGAGGGGGCGCAGGGATGATGTGAACACTGGTGGTCTGGGCATAGGCGACGCTCGCCCACAGCAGCATGGCAAGTGTGATGATCGTCTTCTTCATGTGTCACCTCGAATAGTGAGAGAGTGTTGGTTGACCGTTAGGGTAACGAGCGCCTTCACCAAATCCCGAGGCCAGCACCCGCCCCGGTGTGGCCATCATCTCCCAGCCCCTGGCATTAGCCTCATCCTCGGTGGGGTGGTCCTGGTAAAAGGAATTGGTGGCCTGAATCTCCCAGGGGACCAGAATAGCGCCAGCCGCTTCCAGCCCTGATGGGGGGATCATCGCATCCTGAAAGTGTGCCTGCATGAGTCCACAAGGATCGTCTTGGTTGGCTTGATACAGCAAACCGATGAGTCTATCGGGTCCAGCTGCCCGGCGGAAGAACTGCCAAAACTGGGCTCGGGGCTGTCCGTCTGGTTGCCAGCTGGTTTTGTAGCTGGTGAAGTGCACGAACAGGGGCAGGCCGGGGTAGCGATTGGCAAGGGCAGCGATGAAATCTTCGAGGAGCTGCCCTTGGTTGAAGGTGTCGAGTTCCCAGCCCACGACAGCAACGTCAATAGCCAGATGGGCGATAAGACTGTCAACCACACCAGTAATAGCTGCCATCCGGGTGGCCGCATCCGCATTTCTTGGGTCATAATCTTTACTCGTCAGGAAAACCGCCACATAAGGAATAGCTGCCTTGACCCGCTGAGCCAACTGCACAAACTCCGCATCGCTCGTCCCGAACGCTCGACTATCGGGGTAGCTCAAGGCAAAGTGCGTATATCCTCGCCGTCGATAGGCCTGGAGAATAGCCGTCTGCCAATCGAGTGAATAGCGGTCGAGGAACCAGCTTAGGGCTCGCTCAGGGTGTTTAGGGCTCCCACCAGGAACGCTAGGAAGACCAAGAATAGTAACACCCCAAGCATCGCCTCGCCAAAAGTCGACGGTGGGTCCGACAGGAATGGAAAGCCCACTAGGAAGGTCATGAGAGCAGCGTAACCCATCATGATCATCTGTCTCCAACGAAAGCGGTGGGAAGTTTTCCGGCTGCGGCCACGTCGCATGGAGGTCTACCTCAATATTCTGGTTGGAGTCATGGGTGTAATCGGTGCCCCCATCAGTATAACCAACAGCTTGGGCCGTCATCCGGTGAGGACCAACTGTGGCTACCCCGAGGAAGGCATAGCCATCTTGGTTGGTGGTCCCAGTCAGCGTGCCGTCCTGACAGTGAGCCCCTTGGATGGGCCTGTGGGTGTCTGCATCATAGACGACACAGGCCACGCTCCACGCAGTAGGGGGTGGAGGCGGCACCGGTGGCCTGTGGTGGCAGCTCACCACCAATATCACACAGAGCCAGAACCACCAGAGTTTACGCTTCATCAAGCCTCCCTCAAAATAACAAGTGCCCCGATCCTCCCACCACTCGGGGCCACATGGTTGTGGAGATGGGAACTATGAGCCCTACCGGGACTCAACAAACTAGGTCATTGGGGGAGGTTTTGGACCTTCCCCACGACCATAACGGCTCCAAGCCTCTACTTGCTCTTCTTGTACCTTTCCAGCCCAGTAAGATAGCAAGAGGACCACTGCAACTACAACTCCAAGCACCATGTAATACATGGTTACTTCTTCCCGAACGTCACGACATGCAACAGACCCTTCCCGACTTCCTTAGTAACATAGACGGTACCCTGCTCAACCTTCTCGGCACCCTTGTAGATCTCCCGCCCAACGAACTTGATGCCAGCCAAGGCATAGAAGTATGCCAGGAAGGCTACCACTCCATAGATTAGGATTGGACTCATAGTATTGGACCCTTATTTAATAGTTTGGCAAATTCTAGAACCATTGGGTAATCTTCCAGTAGCCGCAGCAGTTCCCTATATCTGGACATCAGATCATCCATCGCCTTGGCTGTCTCGTTAGCATCCTCCAGGGCATTATTTTTGCGCGACTCAGCCCGTTTGATGGCATTTTGCAGATATTCAATCGTTGTCATTGGCTCTGTCATCACTTCCTCCAGCTCGGGACAGCATACACCGTGCCATCCTGAGCCCTAATGGTTTGCCAGGTGAAGTGCCGGTAGCTATCAAACCCATGGTAGAGGACAAGCAGCCCTAGAACCACTAGGACTGCTACCCCATACTTCTTCAGGGTTGCTACGATACCCCCCATTACCGCTCCTCACCCGCCGGAATGAACCGCGTGATGACGATGTTAGCCCGCAGCCGCAGGGGCTCACCATCAGTCCCCTTCAGTGTCGGGTGCT